AGAATGGTGCAAGAATATCAATCTATGTTTAGTAGTATTATTACTCCTAATAAACAACTTCAAATTTAATGAAAAATTTTAAAACACCCCTTCGTTATCCTGGAGGCAAGTCTCGTGCTTGCACCAAAATGGATCCTTACTTCCCAGACCTTCGTAACTATGATGAATTTCGTGAACCATTTATTGGTGGGGGAAGTGTTGCAATTCATATTACCAAAAAATATCCTAATTTAAATATTTGGGTAAATGATTTGTATGAACCTCTTGTTAATTTTTGGCAACAACTTCAAATTTTTGGAACGGATCTAAAAGATAAACTTTTAGAACTTAAATCGCTACACAATAATCCAGATGATGCAAAACAATTATTTTTAGTGAGTAAAAAAAATATTAATGATACGAATCTATCAAATATAGAACGTGCAGTTAGTTTTTATATTATTAATAAGTGTTCTTTTTCTGGTCTTACGGAATCTTCATCCTTTTCAAAACAGGCATCTGAGTCTAACTTCTCTATAAGGGGAATTGAAAAATTACCAGAATATTCCAAATTAATTGAGAGGTGGCGTATAACTAATTACTCCTATGATTATCTAATGGATGGAAACAAGGGTGCTTTTGTGTATCTCGATCCTCCTTATGACATTAAGGATAATCTCTATGGGAACAAAGGATCAATGCATAAAGGATTTGATCACGATAAGTTTGCTACTGATTGCGATTCTTGTAATATGGATCAACTAATCAGTTACAATTCAGACCAATTGGTAAAGGATCGTTTTAAGAACTGGAATACTGGGGAATTTGACCTTACTTATACAATGAGGTCAGTTGGTGAATATATGCGAGAGCAAAAACAACGAAAGGAATTGCTATTATTTAATTATGGAATTGAAGGACTGGTTGAATTCAATCAATCAAACTAAAACTAATTTAATGGATGAAAATCCAGAATCAGTAAAAGAATATACACCATATATCATCAATAAGTGTCTTTCTGCTCATATTGATTGTATTTTATTTGCCAATGAAATGAATAAGTATCATCATCTTGATAAAGATATGCAATATTCATTTTATATAAATACTCTGAGGAAGCGAAAGAGATTTTCTCCTTGGCTCCGAAAGGATAAAGTCAAAGATTTAGAATGTGTTAAACGTTACTATGGTTATAGTAATGAGAAGGCATCTCAGGCTTTGAAAATTTTATCAAAATCACAACTCGATTTTATTAAACAACGACTTGATATTGGCGGAACAAAATGACTACTCAAACTATCGAACCCCAAGTAAATTGGACACCTGATATGATGGTGGAAGTTATTCTTAATGAACCTGATGATTTTCTGAAAGTTCGTGAGACTTTAACCCGTATCGGAGTGGCATCTAGGAAGGAGAAAAAACTCTACCAGAGCTGCCACATTCTTCACAAACAAGGTAGATATTATATTACACACTTTAAAGAGTTGTTTGCACTTGATGGCAAACATGCAAATCTTACCGTAAATGATGTTCAGCGTCGTAATCGTATTGCTCGATTACTTTCTGATTGGGGATTAATTACTATAGTAAATACTGATTCAATCCTCGACATTGCACCTCTTAATCAAATTAAAGTTCTTTCTTATAAAGATAAAGGTGATTGGATTTTGGAGCAGAAGTATAATATCGGATCTAAAAAAGGTAAACCTCAAGATGAGTGATATTTAAATATAGGTTCGGAATACCATAAGAAGAGGTTCGGGTTTTTCCGCACCTCTTTTTTTAATATCTTGTATAATTAATATTGGATGCCTTCGGGGTCCACAAAACACAAACTCGCTTTAAAAGGAGCTACTATAATGACCAACCTTGCAACATCTAGGTTTACACATGCGGATCTTCCTGCCTTGATGGATAGGATTACTCGCAACAGTATTGGTATGGATGAATATTTTGACCGTCTATTTCATTTACATGAAACAACTTCTAACTATCCTCCATACAATTTAGTTCAAGTCAGTAATGTGGAATCAAGATTAGAACTTGCACTTGCAGGATTTAAAAAGAAAGAGGTTTATGTCTATACACAAGATGGGAAACTATTCGTTGAAGGACAAAAAGAGGATAAGGAATCTGACACCAACTACGTCCATAAGGGACTGGCTCAACGATCTTTCAAAAGAGCGTGGACAATGGCAGATGATACAGAAGTCGCAGAAGTATCATTTGAAGATGGACTCCTCTCTATCAACTTAAGAAAGATTGTCCCAGATCATCATAAACGTAAAGATTATCTCTAAATAATTTTAAATTATTTAGAGAGATGAAAACCTTCCAGCAGTTTATTGCAGAAATTAAAACCATAAGTTTTAAAATGGCAAAACCACACAAGGTATATAATAAAAATAGGGTAACAAATATTGGTGCTGGAAGGGCAGTTCCGAAAAGATCATCCTCTAGTTCTGGTGGAGATGGTGGTGATGGAAGTGGTGGAGATGGTGAATAAATAGAATTGGCTACCCCAAATATCGTCGGTGCTATCAAAGGGAGTTCTGGCAAAATCCAGATTGACTCCCTTTTTTATTTGTGATACAATTTTAGTAAAAAGTATTATTTAAAAATAATTATGTCTATTAAATTGGTAGTAGTAAAAACAGGTGAGCAAATTATTGCAAAAATTGAAGAAATGATTCTTGATGATAGAGTTGTTGGATATTTTTTAATAAAACCGTGTGTAGTAAAAATAGAAGACCTGAATCTTAATAAGGATACTGGAGGTGCATCTTTTGATATTAAATTGACACCTTGGATACCTTTAGGTAAAGGAATTAGATTTCCAGTTCCTACTGACTGGGTTGTTACAATTTCTGAACCAGTAGATGAATTAAAATTAATGTATCAGACTGATATTTTAAGAACTACTGAAGAAATTGAAGAGCAAAATATCGTTTTAAAAGATAATTGTGAGGAATGTCAATAATGATTAAATTATTAGTATTTTTAGATAAAACCATCTTAATTACAAAAATAGAAGAATCACCATCTGAACTTGGAGAACCAGATTGCAAATTAATTAATCCATTTGAAGTTAAAAAACCTCAAGTTGATGGAATGGCACCAACTTTGGAATCTTGGTTGAGTGGATACACTAAACAGAATGAATTTATGATTCACTCTGATAAAATCTTGACTATTGCCGAACCTACTGCTAGACTGATTGAACTATATGAAGAATTGACGAAGTAATGAGGTTTTATACCAACGTTCAGATGGTCGGAGATCAATTTCTTGTTCGTGGTTATGAAAATGGAAATCATTTCATGACTCGTGAGAAATTTGCTCCGACTCTTTTTGTGCCTTCAAATAAAAAAACTAATTATAAAACTTTAAATGGTGAATATGTAGAAAAAATTCATCCAGGTTTTGTTCGTGATTGTAGGGAGTTTATAAAAAAATATGATGGTGTAGAAGGATTTAAAATTTACGGGAATGAGAGATATATCTATCAGTATATTTCCGAAAATTATTCTGAGGATGAAATCAAATTTGATATTAGTAAAATTAAATTAATGACCTTGGATATTGAGGTTGCATCAGAAAATGGGTTCCCCGATGTAGAAAATGCTGCAGAAGAAGTTCTTCTCATTACTCTACAAGATTATACAACCAAGGAAATTATTACTTGGGGTATGGGACCATTCAAGCATAATCGTAATAAAGTTACTTATCGACAATTTAACAACGAGTATGACCTTTTGAATGATTTTATTCATTGGTGGATGGATAATACTCCAGAAGTTGTGACTGGGTGGAATAGTAAACTTTACGATATTCCATATCTTGTTCGTCGCCTAGACCGTGTGCTTGGTGAAAAACTTATGAAGAGAATGTCTCCTTGGGGTTTGGTAACTGAGGATGAAGTTTATATTTCTGGTCGTAAAAATATTTCTTATGATATTGGGGGTATCTCGCAGTTAGACTATCTTGACCTTTATAAAAAATTCACCTACAAGGCACAGGAATCATACCGACTTGATTATATTGCCGAAGTTGAACTTGGTCAGAAAAAACTAGATCACTCTGAGTTTGATACGTTCAAGGACTTTTATACTAAAGGTTGGCAGAAGTTTGTAGAATACAACATCATTGACGTAGAACTTGTTGACCGTTTGGAAGACAAGATGAAATTGATTGAACTTGCACTTACTATGGCATATGACGCCAAAGTAAACTATGAGGATGTATTTTCTCAGGTTAGGATGTGGGACACTATCATTTACAATTATCTCAAAAAGAGAAACATTGTAATTCCTCCAAATGAAAGATCTGATAAAGATTCCAAATATGCTGGTGCTGATGTAAAAGAACCAATTCCTGGTGCTTATGACTGGGTTGTGAGTTTTGACTTGAACTCTCTATACCCTCACCTTATTATGCAATACAACATTTCTCCAGAGACTCTTTTAGATAATCGCCATCCTACAGTAAATGTAGATAAAATTCTTAATAAAGAACTAACATTTGACTCTTATAAAGACTTTGCCGTATGTGCTAACGGTGCAATGTACCGTAAGGATGTTCGTGGATTCCTTCCAGAACTGATGGAAAAGATTTACACTGAACGTGTGGTGTTTAAGAAAAAAATGCTTGCTGCGGAACAGGAATATGAAAAGAAAAAGACGAAAGAGTTGGAAAAAGAGATTGCAAGATGCAACAACATCCAAATGGCGAGGAAAATTCAACTTAACTCTGCTTATGGTGCTATCGGCAATCAGTACTTTCGTTATTTTAAACTAGCAAACGCTGAAGCCATTACTTTATCTGGACAGGTTTCTATTCAGTGGATTATGAATAAAATGAATGCCTATCTGAATAAAATTCTTAAGACGGGAGATGTTGATTATGTTATTGCTTCGGATACTGATTCTCTTTATATTAATATGGGTCCTTTGGTTGACAGTGTATTCAAGGGAAGAGAGAAAACTACTCAAGGCATTGTTTCGTTCCTTGATAAGGTCTGTCAAGTGGAATTTGAGAAATATATTGAAAGTTCTTACCAAGAATTGGCTGAGTATGTGAATGCCTATGATCAGAAGATGTTTATGAAGCGTGAATGTGTTGCTGAACGTGGAATTTGGACTGCCAAAAAACGCTACATTCTGAATGTTTGGGATAGTGAAGGTGTTCGTTACGAAGAACCTAAACTTAAAATTAAAGGAATTGAAGCAATTAAATCATCTACTCCTGCTCCATGCAGAAAAATGTTTAAAGATGGATTTAAAATAATGATGAGTGGAACGGAAGATGATGTTATCGAGTATATCGATAAATGTAGACAATTGTTTAAGACTCTTCCCCCAGAACAAATTGCATTCCCAAGAAGTGCATCTGATGTTCGCAAATATAAATCGTCATCGGACATTTATATAAAAGGTACACCTGTTCATATTCGTGGAGCACTATTGTTTAATCATTATATCAAAGAAAAAAAATTAACTAATAAATATTCTCTTATTGGTAATGGTGAAAAAGTGAAGTTTATTTATTTAAAAAAACCAAATATCATTAGGGAAAATATTATATCTTTTATACAAGAATTCCCAAAAGAATTGGGTATTGACAAGTACATTGATTATGACTTACAATTTGAGAAGGCATTCTTAGAACCATTTAGATCTATTTTAGATGCTATCGGATGGAAAGTTGAAAAAATAAATACCTTAGAATCTTTTTTCTCATGACAAATAAAAATCTTAATAATGAAGATATTGAAACTAAAAAAGACAAATGGAATAGGGGTTTAGATTTATTTTTAGAATCTGTATATAAACCAGATAACGAACTTAGGCAATGTGCTCATAATCAAAAATGTTTTCATGAATTAATGGATGTTCGTGAAAATGTTGTAGAATATTTACAAACTTTGCGTTGGAATGATTGATGGAACTTCCTATTAATGATAAAGAACTGAATACTATTGTTAAGGCATTGGGATTTGGTGGAGATGCCTCTTTATACCATAAATTAAAATTAGTAAAAGAACTTAGAGAGCAAGGTTTGCCTTATAAACAAATACTTCGTAAAGAATACGGGATTGTAGCGTGATGATTAAACTGAATTATTACATCAAAGAGTTTCCAAATACAACACTCTTTAAGTTTTTTAGAACTGAAGAGGCAGTAGAGATGTTTAAATCTCAAAATCAAGATTATGTTTTTATTGGAGATAAGTGATGGATTTTTTAAAGGATATTGTAAAAGAGATTGGTGACGACTTTACAAAGTTGGCATCTGATATAGACGAGACCGAAACTTATGTTGATACGGGTTCATACATTTTTAATGCACTGGTCTCAGGTAGTGTATTTGGCGGTGTATCTGGCAATAAGATTACTGCTATTGCTGGAGAGTCTTCTACTGGAAAGACTTTTTTCTCTCTCGCCGTGGTTAAGAATTTTCTTGATTCTAATCCCGATGGTTACTGTCTCTACTTTGACACTGAAGCTGCTATCACTAAATCACTTGTAGAGTCTCGTGGTATTGATACTACACGTCTTGTAGTTGTAAATGTTGTTACCATTGAAGAGTTTCGTGGTAAAGCACTTAAGGCGGTTGATATGTACCTTAAGAAACCTTTAGAAGAACGCAAACCGTGCATGTTTGTGCTAGACTCTTTAGGTATGCTTTCAACAGAGAAAGAAATCACTGATGCACTGAACGATAAACAAGTTCGTGATATGACCAAATCTCAATTGGTCAAAGGTGCATTCCGAATGCTCACACTCAAACTAGGTCAAGCAAATGTCCCGCTCATTGTCACAAATCATACATACGATGTCATCGGAGCTTACGTACCAACTAAAGAAATGGGAGGAGGTTCTGGACTCAAATACGCAGCAAGTACGATCATTTATCTCAGCAAAAAGAAAGAAAAGGATGGAACGGAAGTGGTCGGCAATATTATCAAGGCTAAGACTGCTAAATCGCGTTTGAGTAAGGAGAACAAAGATGTTGAAGTCCGTTTGTATTATGATGAGCGCGGTCTTGATCGTTACTATGGTCTTCTGGAACTTGGTGAGATTGGTGGACTCTGGAAGAATGTAGCAGGTCGCTATGAGATGGATGGTAAAAAGATTTATGCTAAGCAGATTCTAAAAGAACCTGAGGTATATTTCACACCTGAAGTAATGGAACAACTTGATCAAATTGCACGAAAGGAATTTAGTTATGGAGAAAGTTGAGTTTCTAATTCTTAGAAACCTTTTATACAAGGAAGAATATATTCGAAAGGTAATACCATTTCTAAAATCTGAATATTTTGAAGATCCTAATCAAAAGATCATATTTGAAGAAATACTTTCTTTTGTTCAAGAGTACAATCGACCAGCAACTAAAGAAGTTCTTTGTATTGAAGTAGAGAAACGTCAAGATATTAATGACGAATCTTTCAAGCAAATTGTTCATTTGATTTCTTCTTTGAACGATGTTCCTTCTGAGTTTAATTGGTTGATTGATACGACAGAAAAGTGGTGTCGCGATCGTGCCATTTACTTGGCACTTATGGAGTCTATTCATATTGCTGATGGAAATGGCGAAAAGAAGAATCGTGACAGCATTCCTTCTATTCTTTCTGATGCTCTTGCTGTAAGTTTTGATAACCACGTAGGTCATGATTACCTGCAAGACTATGAACAACGATACGAGTCTTATCATAAAAAGGAGGATAAAATTGAATTTGATCTTGAGTACTTTAACAAAATCACGAAAGGTGGTCTCCCTAACAAAACTCTTAACATCGCTCTTGCTGGTACGGGCGTCGGGAAATCTCTATTCATGTGCCATGTGGCTAGCTCCGTCTTGCTCCAAGGACGGAACGTTTTGTACATTACGTTGGAAATGGCAGAAGAACGTATTGCTGAAAGAATTGACGCAAACCTTCTGAATGTTCCTATTCAAGATATCGTAGATCTTCCAAAGCAGATGTTTGAAAGTAAGGTTAATAATCTTACCAAGAAGACTCAAGGTACTTTGATTATTAAAGAATATCCAACTGCTTCAGCACATGCAGGTCACTTTAAGTCACTTCTCAATGAACTTGCTCTTAAAAAGTCGTTTAGTCCTGATATTATTTTCATTGATTATCTTAATATCTGTTCTTCTTCTAGGTATCGTGGAAATGCAAACATTAATTCCTATACATTTGTAAAAGCAATTGCAGAAGAACTTCGTGGACTTGCTGTAGAATTTAATGTTCCTATTGTAAGTGCCACTCAGACAACTCGTTCTGGTTATGGTTCTTCTGATGTTGAGTTGACTGATACTTCAGAATCCTTTGGTCTTCCTGCTACTGCTGACTTAATGTTTGCATTGATTTCTACAGAAGAACTTGAAGGTCTTGGGCAGATTCTTGTTAAACAACTTAAAAATAGGTATAATGATCCTACCATTCATAAGCGTTTTGTGGTTGGTATTGACCGTGCTAAAATGCGTCTTTATGACTGCGAACAATCTGCTCAACAAGATATCCTTGACAACGGAAAAGATGAAGAGTATGATTATGAAGAAAAGAAACCTAAAAAAACATTTGAGGGATTTAAATTCTGATGACTGATAAAAAAGTTATTGATAGTGACAAATATATTGAGTTTGTGCGTCAAACCACAAGTCCTGCAAGCAGTGACTTTGGACAACTTCTTGCACGAATGACTGAACTTGAGGCAAATAATGATGCTGATGTTCCTCGTCTTTTGACTGCTGCTCTTGGCATTAGTGCAGAAGCAGGTGAGTTCACTGAAGTTGTAAAGAAAATCATTCTCCAAGGCAAACCCTATAATGAAGAGAATGTCTTTCATATGAAGCGTGAACTTGGTGATATCTGTTGGTATCTTGCTCAAGCGTGTATGGCACTTGATACTAACTTCCGTGAAATTATGGAAATGAACTATGAGAAATTGAGTGCTCGCTACCCAGAAGGAACGTTTGATGTATATAGAAGTGAAAACCGTGTAGAGGGTGACCTATGACTAAAGAAAAACAAGTAACACTTAAACTTGATGCTCGTACTGCAGCAGCAGTTCGTCAAGTTCTCTTTGATGCTCAAAAAGGATATACTTATGATGAAGTCAGTGTTCCTCCTCGTGTAACTGATATTCGTGAGGTAATTGGGCAACTTGATGATAATATTGGCGCTGTTTTTGGTGCTTGAATTTGACTCCTTCGGGAGTTTTTTTGTTTTATAAATAAATAAAAAAGTATTTGTAAAAAAATGTCTAGAATTACTGGAAAACAAGCTCTTGGACTTTTTGAGGCTTATCAAGCAGTATATGCTCCCCAAGAATTATCTGAAGAACAGATTTGGGAAGAAGTAGAAGAGTGGGTAAATTCACTTCTAGAAGAAGGATATGATCTGAGTGATTATACCTGGGAAGAAATGTATGAAGCATATATCGAAGAGGCAAGAGCAGAAGGTGTAAAACCTTATAAAGCAGGACCAACTCAAGCAGATGTAAGAGCAAATGCTGCTGCTGCTCGTCAAAAGCACGTTGCAGGCGCTTCTGGACAAAAAGGTTATGGACCTGAAGATAAGTTTAAGAGTGATTGGAAGCTAAGAGCAACTCCATCTTCGACAAGTAAGAGAAAAGATGGAACTATTGAAACTGTTTCTCAGAGAATGGATAGAGAAAAACCTTATGCTACCAGACCATTTTCTCCATTATTTACAAAACAAGGAAGTCGCACTGCTTCTGCCGTAACAAGAACGATTGAGGGTCCAGGAGAACCACAAGCAGTCACAATGCCTAGAAAAGGTAGAGGTGAAAAACCAAAACTTTCTAGAGAAATTATCCGTAAGGAGCACGTAGATGTTTATGATGTAGTTCTCTCTCATCTTCTTGATGAAGGATATGCTAATTCAATTGAATCTGCAGAAGCAATTATGGTGAATATGAGTGAGGAATGGATTGATACTATTATTGAAGATTTTGATCAACTTGATGAAGCAGAAGGTTCCTACGGTGCTACACCAAAGGCATATAGTGCAGCAAGAAAAACCAAAATGACTGCAAAGAGAAAGCCTTTCCTCAAGAAGATGTTAAGCAGAACTAACCCTGCTAATAGAACAAGTGCTTATGATTCTCCAAGAAAGGGTTTGACTGCTGACGATAGAGAAAGAGCAAGAGCAGGTTCTGCTTATGGTGTTGGGACTCGTCAAGACCACGATTATCCTTCAGAGGGTCCTGGTGGTGTAACCAAGAGTGCTAAGAAACTCCGTAAGCAAAGAGCAATGGGAGAAATTGATTGAAAATCTAAATTATAGAATTTATTGACCCCCCTTTCTAAATATAAGAAAGGGGGGATTTTTTTATGTCTGACATTTTATCGAGAATGAGTTCTTCTTTTCAACGTAATGTTGCAAGTGGTGTTATTCCAAAATCTGCTGTTGATGGATATGGTGGATTTTTTGTAGAAAAAGGAAGGTCATATGAAAATGAAATCGTCGGAAAGTTAAAAAGATCAAAAAAATCAGATGGAACACCTGCACCCTTAATACGATCAAATTTTACTGCTGCTGGTACTAGTTTGAATCCAGATGTTCAGTTTTATGCAAATAATAATAAAAACTTGGCAAGTGTTGAAGTTAAAACTAGTTTAAATGCTCAGTGGCTTTCAAAAAAACTAAAAGTAGAAAAAGATGGTAATACTTTTTTTTGGAATGTTACTGAAAAAGGTAGAACAAAAACATATGGATTATTAAAGTCTATTTTAGATACTTATAAAGAAGATATATTAAAATCAATAAAGGATGATTTTAATCTACCCTCAAAAAATAATGAGACAGGAAGTAATCCATTTTACAATATGCAGGCTGTATATGATGCTTTTGAAGATAAAACATTTACAACAAAATTTAAATCTTATACACAAAGAAATCAAAAAATTATAATAACTGGAAAAGAAATAGTAGAATTATATGAAAAATATTTGAATGATTTAAATACGTATTATATTCAAATTAAAGGTAAAGGATTATATTATATTGGGGAAGATATGTATAAATTAAATGATAATTTACCAAAAAATAAAAGGATAATAAAATTTCCTATATCGACAGCATCTTTATCTTTAAAAAAGGCATATAAATCTGGCGGAAAATATCAACTTGAACTTCGTATAACTGCATCATCTAAATCAATACAACAAAGTAATTTTTCTTTGGATGATACTGGTGATTTAAAAATTATATCCGATTTTGTTTATTAATAAATATCTATAAACCTATAAGATGAAAAGATTTTCTCAATTTATATTAGAAGCAAAAGAAACCAGGGCATCTGAGCAAGCTAAGAAACTTGGTTTAGTTGGTAATGGTCATGGGGATTGGTATAACTCCCAGGGAGAATTTGTTGCTAAAACTGTAGATGGGCAATTAAAATTTTTTAATAAAGGACAAAGAATTGGATTAAGAGATATTCCACCAAAATCTGGACAAGGAAGAGGAGCATCTGCTAAGGCACAACAGCAAGTATCTCCACAACAAACTCAAGGTCAGCAAATTTCTCCTCAAAGAATACCTATTGGGCAAGATGAGCAAATGCCTGCGGATGATGAGTTTTTAACAATTGTTCTTGCTAAATTTAATCCCCCATCAAAGGAGCATAAAAAATTATTTACTACTGCAAAAAGAGTTTCTTTAGGTGGAGAATTAAGAATTTATCCATCTAGAACTCAAGATACTAAATCAAATCCATTAACTGTAAATAGAAAAATTTATTATTTGAAAATGATGTTTCCTGAAATTAAAGATGATATTGTAAATAATCCAGAAATTAAAACAATATTTGATGTGTTAATTGCAGGAAATGAAGACGGATATACGAATGTAAATATTGTTGTTGGATCTGATCGTCAAGCCGAAATACAAAATCTAGCAAATAAATATAATGAAAAATTTTATCAGTACAATGAAATAAAAGTAATTCCTACTGGAAATTTTGATTCAGGAAAGGATAGTTCGGGAATTTCTTCTGGTATGATGAAAAAAACTGCTGCTGACAATAATTTTAGAGAATTTAAAAGAGCCGTTACTAAAAATGTTGATGACCTTGATGCTAGAAAATTGTTTAATGAACTCAGGAAGGCAATGGGATTTAAAGAAAATGTTAAGGAAAATTATAATCTTTGGGAAATTGCGCCAGAATTAGACTTTAAAAATTTGAGAGAAAATTATATCCAAAATAAAATTTACAAAATTGGAGATATTGTAGAAAATGTGAATACTGGTCTGGTGGGTAAAGTTATACGTAGGGGGACAAATTATTTGATATGCGTCACTGAAGAAGATGTTATGTTTAAATCCTGGATAAAAGATATTGTTGAGTACAATGAAGTTAAAATGGATAGTTTGATGAGGGATAAAACTCACCCAAATACTCTTGTTGGAACTTTGGGGTCATTTAAATATCATGCAAAAATGACTCCAGGTGCAATTGGAACTAATAAGAAAAATCTTCAGTATGGGGGTAAAGCATATGGAGTAAATTTTATAAATAAGTATAAGGCAAAAAAAGCAAGTACTTGTTAAGATGACTAAAGCAAAACCCGATTATCTTGATTTTGACGGCGATAGAAACACTAAAGAATCAATGAAAAAAGCCCTGAAAGATAAGAAAACAAAATCTGTTAAAGAGGGGTTGATTGGTGGTCAGACTAAAATTGATGTTGCTGCTCCTTATGGGAAATTAACTTCTGCAGATTTTAAACATCTTCGAAAATCAAAAAAGAAACTCACCAAAGAAGGATATTCAAATTGGAGAGAAGACCTGATTGAAATCGCAGATAAAATTCCAGTAAAAAAAGGAGAAGAGCAAAAAATAATAGAAAAAGAAGTTAATAATAAAATTAAGATTAATCCAACCCTTGAACTGGGAGAAGCACTAGGAAATCTTGGTGGAACTCTTATTGAAATGATCGAGATTGATGAAGTTGATTATATTGTTGAGAGTGTTTATAATGAACTTCTCGATGAGGGTTATGATGATAACGAAATTGAAGAAGCTCTTGAGTATGCATTAACCGAAGCAACAGTTACTTTCGGACACGATACTCCTGTTAGAGAAAAGAAAAGAGGTAATTTATTAAAAGCGGTTGGAAGACTTGCAAGACAAAAACTTTCCAGTAAAGTTCGTGGGGTTAAAAGTGCTGCTTCCGGTGCTATTGCTTCTGGTGCAAGGCAAGTTGCTAGAGGTGCATTAGGTGTTGCTCGTAAAATGGAAGGCGACAAAAAACCAAGTAAAGTTCATAGCAAACCCGGAGTAAGAACATCATCGACTTATAGTGGTGCTGGTGTAGGAACTAGAGAAAGAGTGAGTAGTGGTTCTTATACTCCTCCTAAACCACAACCAAAAACACAACCAAAAGCGTCATCTCAAAAATCTCCAGATCCTTGGGGAGAACCAACAACTCCACCAAAAGCAACTCCTAAACAGCAAACAACACAAAAACCTCAAGCAAAAACTACAACAGTTTCGGCAAAACCTCAAGCAAAAACTACAACAGTTGCTGCAAAACCATTAAGTAAAAAGCAACAGCAGGCTGCCATGAGGGCAATTCGTAGAAATCCAAATATCTCTAAAACAGATTTGGATAGAATTACTTCTTCAGTAAATGAAGTAAATCAAAAAGTTTTTAATGATTATTGGAGTTATGTTGCAGAAGAATATAAAGAGCAATATGAAATTCTTGAAAAAGCAGAAAGTGAGCAACAACAAAAACTTTTTGGACTTGCACTTTCGGTGAAGAGGGGACAAACTTCAAGAGATAAAGTAAGCGATAAAGTTCTTGAAATTGTTGATAGTATGAGCGAAAAGAAAATTCGTGATTTTGCTAAAACTCCTCACAAAGGACTTCCTAACAAAATAGAGACAAAAGAAGAAGCAATAAGACAAGAATTTATTGCTAGAATGATTGAAAAAATTGAAAATCAAAGTGAAGTATATGTTGATGAGGCAAAACTTCCAAACTCAATGAAAAAAGGTAGAAAAAAACTTGAGAGCAAAACTCAAGTAATACATGATGTTGATGATAATCTTGCAGATCAACGACATCCTGATGCAGCTAAGATTGATGTAATGAGAAAATCTTCCGGCAAATGGCAGAAAGTTAAATCATTAACTCCTAGCCAATTTGCTCATCATAAACTTAGAGGTCCTGGCGAACCTGTAAAGGAAGAAAAAGATGATCCTGGTGATAAATATGGATTCGATCAATTTAGAAGTACTAAAAAGTTTAGAGAAACGACCAAACCAAACAAACCAGTAGTAAGGTTGGGAGATAGTTCAAGAAGACCTGCCCAAAAATCTGTGGTGACTGCTCGTGGTGGATCTGAATTTGGAAGTAAAAAACCTAGTACTCCTATGGATAATCCAGGAGAGTTTGCTAAAGATTTAAAATCTAGAATTGGGGTAAAAAATCTTGAGAGAAAGAATGTTCATTTTACTGGGGGAATGCGTGCAGGTTCTGGTCCTGAGAAAAAAGCAGAAGTAGTTAAAAGGATTGTAAAACCCGATGCCAAAAAAGTAATTACTACTGATGACCATCTTCAAAATGTAAGACATATGGCTGCTGCAGCATCTGAAACTGCACCTAAAGCAAAAGTTAGAGCATATCAATCAAAACCAGCGACAAAGGCAAAAGGTAAGGTTAAAACTGGAGATATTGTTCCAGTGAGAGTTGGTAAGGAAAAGAATTTAAGTGATACTAATATTGGTATAAGAAAGAACACCTCGCCTTCATCATCTACTAAAGAAACTCAACGCAGAAGAAAAATTGCAAAGCGTGGTATGAGAAGTGAAGCACTTGATGTAAATACTCAGCAACAAAATACTTCGCGGGTTAATCAACCAACTTCAAATGAATTAAATCCTAAACAAAAATCTGCTCTTTCTAAGTTAATTCAAAGTAAAACTATGGAATTGACCGCAGCAAAAAGAGCAATAAGTTCTGGAATTTCTCCTGATATTGGTTAATTTTTCCTAAATAGTTTTGAATCCACTTATACGGAGGTTATTATGGGAGTATTAGTAGAGGTTGTAAAACCACTTCTTTTAGCGGCAATGAATTCTTGCCATACAAAAAGACTTGTTTGTGAACTTCTTGATCGTTATGTAAATACTACCGATAATGATATTGATGATCTAATTGCAGGGACAGTGAGAACTGCGCTGCTTAAAGGTTGTAAGTGATTAATTTTTAAAATAAATTACAAAGGAGATCAAAAGTAAGATCTCCTTTTTTTATAAATATTATTAGCAAATAATTTTACGGAAGAAAGACATGGCACTCTGGGGAGACAATGATAACATTCATTCTGGTGGCACAGTATCTTTAGATTATCAAACCGGTGTTGTAACTGGAAGTGGGACAACTTTTGGAAACGTTGGTGCTGCAGCAACTGGAGACGTTATTCGTTTTGGTGCAGTTGTCGGTGGAATTTATTATGGTGATGCTGTAATTGTTGGTATTGCAAGTACGACTCAACTATCAATTGGATCAACTAATGGTCTTAGTGGAGCTACGATTTCTGGTGCTCAGTACACTATAAATGAACAACCAAAGTATACAGTTGATGATGTTTTCTATAGTCAGAAGCATGAACATTCAGGCGAAACAATTAATGCTGTTGTAACCACTGCCTCTGCTCCTGGTGCATCTATTGGAACAAGTATTGTTGCGGTTGCAAGCACTACAGGAATTCTTGTTACAGATACTCTTACTGCTAGTGGTGGAGTTAGTGCTGTAGTTTCTTCAATCGGTGCTACAACTGTTTCTCTTGGTTCTACAATTTCTGCGGGTATTACTACTGGAGCAACTATTACGTTCACTCGTGTAACTGGTGCTCGTAATACTTATGTCGCTGGTGTTTCTACTGAAGGTGTAGGTGCTGCTAGATCAACAGTATACCAAATTGGTGCTGGTTGGGTTGGAGTTACTACCTATAAAGATGCTGAAGGTAATCTTAGAGTTAAGAAAGAGATTCTAGTCGCAATGTCTGGCATTCAGACTGGAAATGTTCCTATCTATGATGCAGATCCAACGGTTTGATAATATATGTTTTTTAATGAATTGAATGAGGACAATTTCCTTTTGTTTGCTATTAAAAATTATGAAAATCCTCAAGCAGTCACTAAAGAAGATTTTGACAAAGATTTAAATCATTTTAAATACATCAAAAGACTTTTGAAACGATATAAAAAATCAGGTGAACTTAAAACTCACCTGATTTTAAACCATTTTATTGTTCTTTATAATATTTTTGGTGAGGCTGCTACACCTATGTTATTTTTTAAAATAGATAAAGATCTTTGGTCAGTTCTAAAATCTTTTATTATATTTTTGAATAAGCTTCCAGAATACCCAAGATCATCAATTCATAATATTCAAGTTGACCTATATTGTTTAGAGGAACTTTATAAAATCTACAATGGAAAAGAAGAAACTTGATTGGATTATTTCTATAATAAGAGAAGAAATGATGACAGCAAATCCTCCTGGTGGTTCTGGTGGATTTTCTAGTTCTTCTGATCCGGCAGGTCCAGTTGCCGGCAGAAGTCCAAAAATGTTTCTTTTATCGAGAAAGTTTGCTAAAACTTATTCTAAAGGTGGTCCCGGATCCCGCAAAAAATGGTTAGATTATTTAAAAAATAAATAATATTAAACTATAAAATTTATACGATTAGTTTTCTGAAAAAAGTGAGAGAACGTTCAGACAACTAATTAAACTAAAAAAATGTTTAATCAAAACATATCTGCAGACACTAAAATTGCTGTATTGGAAGAACGTCTTTCGGCATACGAAGGTATGATGAAAAAAATTGATGAGGCAATACAGTTAATGGGTAAGACGAGTCAAAATATTAGTAAAATGCTTGCTGTTCATGAAGAAAGAATAGAGCAGTGTCATAAGGCAGATGATTATATTAGTAGAGTAATTGAAGAACTGAGATTAGAAAATAAAGATCAGTACGAAGCAGTATCAGGAAGAATTGAGAAAATAGAAAATAAATTAGAAGAAGTTGTAAAGTTTCGTTGGGTTATAATTGGGATTTTCGCTGTAGTTTCTTTTGGTCTCTCGCAATCTCATGTGGTCGTAGATCTTTTAACTCCAGATTCTTCTCAAGTACAAGTACTACAAAAATAAATAGTTGAGTGTTGGCACACCGCCAATGAAAACTCAAAGAAAAATCACAGTCTATTCACTTCAAAAAGCGACAAATTCGGTTGTTAAGTGGACAGCAATAATCACTTCCCTTTGCCTTGACAAGACGCGATAGTCTGGTAGAATAGATCAACAGGTTAATGTTTGTTTATGGACTTTGTTGATGTAAAGTACATCAATTTGATATCTTCTCGTTTTCAGAAATTCAAGAAGGTAAAGAATAATCTTTACAACTTTCGTTGCCCTATTTGCGGCGACTCTCAAAAAAATAAAAATAAGGCAAGAGGTTATTTGTATCAAGTAAAAAATAACACAAACTTTAAGTGCCATAATTGTGGCATTAATATTTCCTTCAACAATTTTCTCAAACAAATAGATTCCGTAATCTATAAGCAATATGCATTTGAAAAATTTAAAGATGGAAAGACTGGTAGAAACTTCACTGTTGAAGAACCAGCGTTTCATTTTCAAGCACCAAAGTTTAAACCTAAACTAGACTTACCTAAAGCATCAGAAAATCCTGATGCAAATGAATATTTGGTAAAGAGAAAATTAAATCCGCATAACTATTATTACGCCGAAAAATTTAAGTCTTGGACTAATTCTTTAAAGAAAGTCTTCGATGATACAAGTAAAGATGAACCTAGGATTATCATTCCTCTGTTCTATCAAGATACTCTTATTGGATTTCAAGGTAGAGCACTTGATCATAATAAGATTAAATACATTACTGTAATGCTTGATGATGATGCACCAAAAATATATGGTCTCGATGAAATCAAAAAAGATCAAACTGTCTACATCACGGAAGGTCCATTCGATTCAACTTTCATATGCAACTCAATTGCTCTTTGTGGAGCTGACGGTGATGTTAGTAAGTGGGGTATTAGCAATTGTGTGTGGATCTATGATAACGAACCACGTAATGCAGAAATCCACCGCAGAATTGAACATTGTATCAGTGGAGGAGATAAGGTCGTAATTTGGCCATCTAATATAAAAGAAAAAGATGTGAATGATCTAATTATTAGTGGATATTCTCAAGAAAATATTATGAAAATTATTAAAGAAAATGTTTATAAAGGATTGGAGGCAAAATTAAAATTAAATCAATGGAAAAGATGTTGATGTATTAGGAACGCATTTTAAGTGATGTTTTAAATTGGATTTTATAGTTTCTCTTTTGCAAAATAAACAACAAAATCTATCAGTTCTTTGTTTTTTAAATAGTGGATGTTTTTCTCCTCTTATTCCAAACATTGGATTATTTTTTCCTTTCATCCTTTTTGAATGATCTGGTCTTTTTCTTCTTGCATGTGGTCTTGGGATGCCTTTTGTTTTTTCACTTAACTTTTGGTTTCTTTCTTTGGTATGTTTTTTTCCTGAAAAACCAGATCCAAATTTTCCATTTGCAACTGCTATTGATTTGTTGATATAAAGTGGATTTTTGTCTACCTTTAAATGTCTATGTATTTTTTCTTCTTTTTGATATGCATCTTTTCTTTTTTTAAATTCTTGTATTATTAAAGTCTTAAATAAATGTGGATTATTTTTAATTTCTATTTTCCATATATCTCTGTATTCTTCGGACATTACTGAACCATGATATCCACCATCAATTTTATCGATACTTGTTGAACCAATATAAAATGGAGGAAGATTATTTCCTTTATAAATTGTAAGATAAACGCAGTACATACCATATCATTAATATCTAAAACTATTTATTAATATTAATGATATGGTTCTTTCTGGACTGGATGTGCAGTCTGTGATAGAATTAAATACTTACTCTGGATTAGAAGCAAAACTAAAATTCACTACTTGGAAGAAAATATGAGCAACGGAACAAAAGTTAAAAAACGTGATGGTCGAATTGAGTCTCTCGACCTGGATAAGATGCATCTGATGGTTGAAGAGGCATGTAAAAGTCTTTCAGGTGTCTCTGCTAGTCAAGTTGAAATGACTTCTGGTATTCAATTTTATGATGGAATTACTACAGGAGAAATTCAGGAAATTCTGATTCGTTCTGCTTCGGATTTGATTGATCTAGACCACCCAAACTACCAATATGTTGCAGCAAGGTTACTTCTGTTTGCTGTCCGTAAACAACTTTATGGTAAGATGAAAGAACTTCCATCTCTTGAGCAGCACATTTACAACTGCGTAAATCAAGAGGTATACGATAATGATATCTTTAACAAATATTCGCAGGAAGATATTGCTCGTGCGGAGTCTTTTATTGATCATGATCGTGACTATTTGTTTACATATGCTGGTCTTCGCCAAGTAGTAGACAAATATCTTGTTCAGGATCGTAGTAATGGTGGTGTATATGAAACACCACAGTTTATGTACATGATGATTGCTCTGACTATCTTTGCAGAGTATCCAAAAGAAACCCGTATGTCATATGTCAAGAGGTATTATGACGCAATCTCCAAACACAAAATCAACATCCCAACACCAATCATGGCGGGAGTGCGAACTCCGCTTAGACAATTTGCTAGCTGTGTGCTTGTTGACGTTGATGACACCCTCGATAGTATCTTTAGTAGTGATATGGCTATTGGCAGATACGTTGCACAGAGGGCGGGAATCGGCATCAACGCTGGTCGAATCCGTGGTATCAACAGCAAAATTAGAGGTGGAGAAGTTCAACACACGGGTGTTGTACCATTTCTCAAGAAGTTTGAAGCAACTGTCCGATGCTGCACGCAAAATGGCATACGAGGTGGATCCGCGACAGTCCACTTCCCAATCTGGCACCAAGAAATAGAGGACATTCTGGTTCTCAAGAATAATAAAGGTACGGAGGACAATCGTGTTCGTAAACTTGATTACAGCATTCAGATCAGCAAACTCTTCTATGAGAGGTTCATTCAGGATGGTGAGATCACGCTTTTCTCCCCCCATGATGTACCTGGACTTTATGATAGCTTTGGACTCCCTGAATTTGATGAACTCTACTGTTCATATGAAAAAGATCCGACCATTAAGAAAAAGACTATTAAGGCACAGGAACTCATTCTTAATCTTCTCAAAGAACGTGCAGAAACGGGTCGTATCTATATTATGAATATTGACCACTGTAATTCTCACTCATCCTTTAAGGACAAAGTGAACATGTCAAATCTTTGTCAGGAAATTACTCTTCCCACAGACCCTCTTCAGCATATTGACGATACGATGGGGGAGATTGCTCTCTGCATTCTCTCTGCTATTAACGTCGGTAAAGTGAAATCTGATGAGGAACTTGAAGAACTTTGTGATCTTTCAGTTCGTGGTTTGGATGAGTTGATTGATTATCAGAAATACCCCGTAGTGGCGGCAGAAATCGCCACCAAGGCGCGTCGTTCTCTTGGTATAGGGTTTATTGGTCTTGCACACTATTTGGCAAAACTTGGGTTCAATTACGACTCCCAAGAAGCATGGGATGCAGTTCATGGTCTTTCTGAATCTTTCCAATATTATCTTCTGAAAGCATCCAATCAACTTGCCAAAGAGAAGGGATATTGTGAATATTTTGGACGCACAAAGTATGCTGATGGTATTCTTCCTATTGATACGTACAAAAAAGATGTAGACGAAATTTCGCCCATTAACCTTCAACATGATTGGGAAACTCTTAGGTCATCTATCTTGGAACACGGTCTCAGGCACTCAACATTGTCCGCACAGATGCCATCGGAGAGCAGTTCCGTTGTGTCAAATGCAACCAATGGAATCGAACCTCCTCGTGGATTCTTGTCCGTTAAGAAGAGTAAAAAGGGACCGCTCAAACAGATTGTTCCGCAGTATCATACCCTTAAGAACACTTATACGCTTCTTTGGGATATGCCTAGCAATCGTGGTTATATTAACATTGTTGCTGTGATGCAAAAATTCTTTGACCAGGCAATCTCTGGAAATTGGTCATACAACCCAGAAAACTACAAAGATAATGAAGTTCCTGTGTCAGTAATGGCGAATGACTTTTTGACTACATACAAGATGGGATGGAAAACTTCATACTACCAAAACACTTACGATATTAAGACTGATGAGGTAGTAGAAGAGAAACCCAATCTTCAAGATTTGCTAAGTGAGTTAAGTTCAGCAGAGGAGGGGGAGTGTGAATCCTGCGCAGTTTGATTTTAAAACTTCTTCAATAGAAGAAACCACCAATATTAAAGGAATGACAGTTTTTAACACCGAAAAAGTTGATACCAAAAAGCAACCTATGTTTTTTGGAAAACCTCTTGGAGTTCAGAGATACGATTCATACAAATATCCTATATTCGATAAACTAACTACTCAGCAACTTGGATACTTCTGGAGACCCGAAGAGGTCTCCCTCCAGAAGGATCGTGGCGATTATCAAACTCTTCGTCCTGAACAAAAGCATATCTATACTTCTAATCTGAAGTATCAGATCATGCTTGATAGTGTTCAGGGTCGTGGTCCTGGTATGGCATTTATTCCATATTGTTCACTTCCTGAATTGGAAGCATGTATGGAAGTATGGGGATTTATGGAGATGATCCATAGTCGCTCATACACTTATATTATTAAAAACATCTATTCCGATCCTTCTGAGGTATTTGATACTATCATTGGCGATGAGCGTATTCTGGAACGTGCTAAGAGCGTTACAGAGTCATATGATGATTTTATTCAATCAGCACAGCAATATGGTGTATCTGACGCTTGGATGCACAATCTTGAAGGAGTTTCATACGCAAAGGAAACAATCAACGATGTTAAACGAAAACTGTACAGAGCAGTCGCAAACGTTAATATTCTTGAAGGTATTCGCTTTTACGTTAGTTTTGCTTGTAGTTTCGCCTTTGGTGAACTTAAGATTATGGAAGGATCCGCTAAAATCATCTCTCTTATTGCAAGAGACGAAAATCAACACTTAGCACTTACTCAGAATATTCTGAATAAGTGGAGAGAGGGTGATGATCCAGAAATGCAAAAGATTATGAAGGAAGAAGAAGAGTGGACTTATAAAATGTTTGATCGTGCTGTAAATGAAGAAAAGAAATGGGCAGATTATCTGTTCAAAGATGGCAGCATGATTGGACTTAATGACAAATTACTACAACAATATGTTGAGTGGATTGCAAACCGTAGACTAAAGGCAATTGGACTTAAACCCCAATATGATATTGCGGCAAACAATAATCCACTTCCATGGACTCAGCACTGGATTTCCTCCAAAGGACTTCAAGTGGCACCACAGGAAACAGAAGTCGAAAGTTATGTCGTAGGAGGCATTAAGCAAGATGTTACCAAAAATACTTTTGCAGGATTCCAACTATGATGAATGGTGCGAACAAGAAATCATAAATGCATATAGAGATGCAGCGGAGTGTGATGAGTTTATGTTTGGAGATTATGATTATTGTAAAGAATGGTTAGGTGCAAATGACTAATCACACATAGATAGAGGAGGTTACGCCTCCTCTTTTTTATGCCTAAAAATCAACTGAATAAAGACGAATTGAAAGTTCGTGTTTTAAAACTAAAAGATAAACTTCATAAAGATCATATTAGACCTGAAATGGATATGAAAGGACTTGCTCATAAATATCTGAATGAAGTTCTTGATATAATAGATGAGTACAGATATTGACTATGAAAATCCTTGGATTTATAATGGAGTGCCTTTTACTTCCTCTAATATTCAAGATTATTTTGGTTTTGTTTATCTTATCCAGAATAATCTTACTGGCAAAAAATATATTGGAAGAAAATATCTTTGGCAGTTCCGTACTCCAAAGGGTAAAAAAAGAAAAGTAAAATCAGAATCAAATTGGAAGGAATACTATGGGTCTTGTCCGGAACTTAAAGAAGACATTGACAAATTGGGCAGAGAAAATTTTAGTCGAACTATCTTATCATTACATAAAACAAAGGGCAAAACAAACTTTGGAGAGACCAGCCAACTTTTCAAAAACGATGTCCTCACGGAGTCCCTTGACGACGGAGAACCCGCCTTCTATAATAGCAACATCCTTGGAAGGTTTTACCGAAAAGACTATTATGACCGCAACGACTGAAGATATCGTGGCGCATGTGAGAACTTGGTCTCTTGATCGTGCTGCTGATATGAGTATTCATAAAGAGGATGCCCGCGCAATTCTTGCTGAGTTCTATGAGTGGATTGAACCAGAAAGTGATGAACTGGAAATTGTCTCTCTAGAACCAGAAGATTGACAATCCATAAATACTCACTTATAATGTTAAGATTCACAACTATGTGAATCTTTTTTATTATGAGACTTTGATTTTAATTTAGAGCCGTGGAAGATGCCCTTTGAGAAAAGGGTGGACCCCTCTTCTATACGGATGTAGAGTTCTATTAATTTTAATGCTTTTTAAAACACTTTCGATTTTAGCCCTTGCCACTGCAGGACTAGCACCCCTTCAAGCAAAGGCAGCGAGCGGATGTTCACTCGCATCACACTATGGAGTTGGTGATGGGTATCACGGGCAGATAACTGCCAATGGAGAAAGATACAATGCTTATGGAAATTCGGTAGCACATAAAACACTTCCCTTTGGAACTAGATTGCGCGTAACCAATCAATCAAATGGAAGATCAGTAATTGTGCGTGTAAATGATCGCGGTCCTTATATCGCGGGTAGAGACCTTGACTTGTCTTATGGTGCATTCTCTACTATTGCTTCACCTAGTCAAGGTGTAGCTAGAATTTGCTACTCGCGTGTATGATTGAATGAAAACCGAATAATAAATAGAGGGGAGCGGTTGCTACTCCTCTTTTTTTATGTTTAATTTTAACTTCGGAAAGAAGAAATCAGACAAGAAGCAGATAATCCTCATAAGCGTAATACTCAGTGGTATCGTAGCAACCCTCTCACAATGCTCTGGAGTCTCCTCAGAGCGTCTCTGGGACCTTCTAGACGAGGTACAGAGGTCTCTGTTCCCTCAGACCATAATCAACGATGTTTTGCTCCAAGATCCTGGTGTGGTGGAGAGGAGAGTCGAAAGAGATGTAGATAAAGCAATCAGAGAATATGAACGCTTGACAAGACACTCAGAACCACCTAGAGTACCTTTGCCCAGGTTGATAAAGAAATCTCTAGATAATTCTAAGTGTTATAGTAAAGAATGTAAGTCTTTAGGTGGAGAAATAAGACTTTGTGCTCCTTGGAAAGAGGATTGTGTTTAAAATGTATAAATAACTTATCCTTATATTTACTTAAAGGTTATTATGTCAGTATCACAAGAACTCTTAAATGCTGTTGAAGTGTGGAAAGTAGAAGATGAAAAATTTACTACAGGAAACAATTCTGCAGGAACTCGCGCTCGTAAAGCACTTCAAGAAATTGCTAAATTAGTTAAATCCCGTAGAGCAGAAATTGCAGAGGAAAAAAATTCCCGTAAAGAAGCAAAGGGTTGAAAATTTATAAGAAAACTCTTATAAATAAACATACTTAGGTCGAAAACAATGTCTTATCCAATGCCCACCAAACAGTTTAGTATTCTCGATTGCCGCTATTGGCATATTGAGGGTGCTCCCCTGTTTGCGGATATGGAAAGACATATGTAAGATGTAATCCATAAAGCAAAATACAGGGGAGAGAAACCAAAAGTTTCCTCCCTTTTTTTATGCTTTGTGCCACTTGTTCAACTGGTCGTATCATTTGCCATTGGGGTCCAAACCCTGGTATATTACTTGAGTTGGTGGGGGAACGAGACCCCAAGTGCCTAGGACCACTTCTGGAACTGGCACAAACCACTTGATTCCCAACGGGTTCTGTGGTATTCTTAAGGAGTGGTTGAGAGACCACCAGCACCTTGACAATCTAAACCTTTAATGGGTCTGTTGCATAGCGGCTAATGCACCTGGCTTTTAACCAGTATATCGTGGGTTCGAGTCCCACCAGACCCATTGACCGCTACAGTTCGGTCATTAAACATAAACTGTTCGGGTAGGTGTCCGAGTGGTTAATGGAGGAGGTCTGTAAAACCTCTGGCTCTGCCTACGGGGGTTCAAATCCCTCCCTGCCCACCTTGACCCATTAGTGTAGCGGTTTATCACGCCACCCTGTCACGGTGGAGATCACGGGTTCAAATCCCGTATGGGTCGTTGCTACGCTGCCTGTGGAGTATTCCTCCTTGGTGGTTGTAGCATCATGGTCCTATCGTCTAGTGGTGAGGACATCACTCTTTCACAGTGAAGACACGGGTTCAAATCCCGTTAGGACTACCACGGAATGTAGCGCAGTTTGGTAGCGCATCTGTTTTGGGAACAGAGGGTCGCAGGTTCGAATCCTGTCATTCCGACCAGGAAACATAGCTTAGTTGGTAAAGCATTCGACTGATAATCGAAAGAGCACTGGTTCGAGTCCAGTTGTTTCCATTGTTGCCTTAAGGCAACATTAAGGAAGTGTGGCAGAGAGGTCTAATGCAGTGGATTGCTAATCCGCCGATGTTCTTTAAGGGCATCCGTTGGTTCGAATCCAACCACTTCCGTAGGACTCCAGCAAGGTGCTTGCTAGGATATAAAAGACTGACGCCTCCCTCTTCAGAAAGAGTAACCAGCAGGTCAGCGTCCACTTTGGCAGTGTAGTTCAGTGGTAGAACAAGAGATTCATACCCTCTATGTCGGTAGTTCAATTCTACCCACTGCCTTGTGTCGTTAGCCTAGTGGTTAAGGCAGTAGTTTGTGGAACTACCTAGATGGGTTCAATTCCCATACGACACCCCGCCCTTATAGCTCAGTGGTAGAGCAACTCACTAGTAATGAGTAGGTCGTTGGTTCAAATCCGACTGAGGGCTCTCAACTATCTGAAATTTCCAGATAGTTCATACAATCCAGAATCGACTAACTGGCAGGTCAGCACCCTTTGAAGGTGTACGTCTAGGTTCGAATCCTAGTTCTGGAATTGCCCCTAATGGGGCAACAATCTGTCCAACACTGGGGTTCGACTCCCCACATCTCCACTCTTGGGGATGAACTGGCATTCGACTGGGCAGAGGGTTCTGAGAATAAATCTCAACAACATCGTATCTTTCCGCAGAACTGCTGTTGCCGTTTGAGCAATAGCACTTTGAGCGAACTGGGGAGTAATCCCTTTTTCTGTTGGGTTGGTGCAATTGGTAGCATCTCGGTCTCCAAAACCGAAGATCAGAGTTCAAGTCTCTGGCCCTTCGCCATACCCTCTTAACTCAGTGGACCAGAGTGCTTGGCTACGAACCAAGAAGTCGCAAGTTCGAATCTTGCAGAGGGTGCCATTTAAATCTAAATAGCAACAAGAGGTGTGATAGGAAAATGGAATTAGTAGAACCACACTCAACTATACTAGTTTTGAATAGTTCTTACGAGCCACTACACTTCACTAATTGGAAACGTGCAATAGTTTTACTTTTCAAACAGAAAGCAAAACTTATCTCCAAGAGAATTATTCGTTTGGTGAATTATGTGAAAATTCCATTTTCCTATGGAAGATCAGATTACCCGACGAGAGCACTCATCTATAAACGGGATGATTATGAGTGTCAGTATTGTGAGTCTAAAAATGACCTTACAATTGACCACATAATTCCCCGCTCAAAAGGTGGTAAAGATACTTGGGATAATTTAGTTGCTTGTTGCACATCTTGTAATCTCAAAAAAGGAAATAAACTTCTTAAAGAGACTAATATGATCTTAAAGAGTATTCCGCAAGCACCAATTAGTAGAGTAATACTTGATATTCAGAAAACAAAAGTTTCTGAATGGAAGGACTATTTGTTTCAGTGAGAGATTGACAAATTTTTGAAAATACCCTAATATATAAAGACAGAGGTTAAGTCCCTGTTACATCCTTATGAGGTGTATCACACTTAATCCATCATCGTGGGGAAGTGTAATGGTTGCACAGAAGTCTCATAAGCTTCAGGTAGGTGGTTCAACTCCATCCCCCGCCTCCAGCCCTTGTATTCCAATGGTAGAGAAGGTGGACTTAGAATCCATACAGTGTAAGTTCGAATCTTACCAGGGGCACTTGACAATCAAACTTAAATAGTTTATAATTGTCTTATAAGCGGAGTTAGTTCAGCGGTAGAACGCTATCCTTCCAAGTTAGATGTCGTCGGTTCGATTCCGATACTCCGCTCTGAACCTTCGGGTTCTATAAACACACAAACACACTTCATAGGAGAATACTTATGACGCCTTATCAACTTAGATTTGAAGTTTTTAAGCAAGCTTATGCGATGCTTTCGGATAATTATCATGTAGAGTTTGCAAAAGCAGAATGCTCTAATGGTGGCAAATTGCCGGATGGATTTGATTTAAAATATCCAACTCTTTCTGATGTTCTTGGGCACGCAGAAACGATTAATGATTTTGTAAGTTCTAAGTAATAGAACATTCCCCTGTGGCGCAGCGGTAGCGCGAGAAACTGTTAATTTCCAGGTCACAAGTTCGAATCTTGTCGGGGGAGTTGCTATCAGTAGCAAACTGTAGGTGCCAAATACCCCTTCTGGTTAATGCTGGAAGAAGTAAAGAGTGTGGACATAGGTAAAGTCCACAACACCTACCACAACCTCTGGTAGTCTATTGGTAAGGACGGGCGGATAACGCACTTGGAAACTAGGTTCGATTCCTAGACAGAGGTAACGGGAGCATAGCTCAGCGGTAGCAGCGTCTGCTTTACACGCAGAATGTCGGGGGTTCGAATCCCTCTGCTCCCACTTGCATAAATATTGAAAAAGAGTATAATGGAAAAACTGTTTAAACTTTTAAGTGATGCTCAGTCATCACTTTTTGTTTTATTTCATAAAACTTGGGCATTTCATTGGAATGTAGTTGGTGAAGATTTCACACAACTACATCAACTCTTTGGTGGACAGTATGAGACTATGTTTGAAGAGATTGATCGTCTTTCTGAACATATGAGATACTTAAATGTAAAACCATTAAGTTCTCTTTCAAGAATGCTTGAAGTGACTCAAATCAAAGAGTCTGCAAGTTCAACTGGAGCAAAAGAAATGCTTCAGGAACTTCTGGATAATAACACCAAGTTTTGTGAGTTAATGGCAGAGATTTCGGAAGAAGCAGAAGAACAAAAGTCTTATGCAACTGCCAATCTAGTTCAAGACTTAATGGAATCTCATGGTAAATTTGTATGGATGTTGAGATCACATTTACAGTGATAAGGATGAAGAAAAATGATTTCAATAAGATGTAAAGATTGCAATAAAGAATTAACAGGACACCCATCAAAAACAGTTACTTGTGGGTGTCCTAATATGGCAACAATTCGTGGAGACAAGATTTCGGCACTTGACTTATCTCGAATTGTCATGCTAAACTCTCTAAAAGAAAATCAAAACAAAAGTGTGCTTACTTCTCAAGACATTGCTTGGCAAGAAGCACGTCGTCAACGTAAAGTAAGACGACTTGATTTTGAAGTCCGTTGAGGACTTAATTTGGAAGGTCAATCCGATTGGCGACGGAACCGCTCTTGAAAAGCGTTGAGGTGTTAAAGCCCTTGGGAGTTCGACTCTCCCACCTTCCGTTTAGAAAAGTTACAAATTTAACAATTTCTTCAACAGTGTTAAGATATCAACACAAAAAGTTGACTGCGAAATACCTGTGATTAGTATATAGTAGTATCACGGGGACGAACCGATGGATCAACATACTTACGAAAATTGGGTGAAAATCAAAGAAACATTTGAAACTTCTGGTAATATTGATAATATGTTTTACAAAAGAGCCGTTCAAATTGTTAAAACAAGAGTCGATCCTCTTGCAAAGTTTTTGGGAGATGAGAAGTGATGGAACCTGGGGATGAATTTATTAGTAGGTCTGAAGTGCAGGAGATGATCGACCAAGCTATTGACAAACACAATAAAACTGCTACAATAATATCAGCAGCAATCGGTTCGGTTCTGCTCTTCTTCTATGCCCACGGCGTCATTGCTATTATAGATAGAGTACAATGAGACACTTTGCTCATTTAATTTTGGATAATCAGGTTTCGCTTTTTATCCTTTGCTACCTCTTGACAATGGTTCCAATCATGGGTATAATGATTATACACCAAACAAAAGAAAAATAACGGAGTATCGCCTAACTTGGTCATGGCACCTGCTTTGGGAGCAGGAATAATTTCGGTTCAAATCCGAATACTCCGATCATAAAAATAACTTTATGAAAATGCAAGAACTAGAAGAACTTCAATCCTTTACAGTCGAAGAGTTTCAATCTGATTTTGACAATCTAATACAAAGAGTAGAAAACGGTGAATCATTTATCATACGAGATGGAAATAATAGCGCAGTGATAGTTCCTTACAACGAAACCATAAAGTACGCAATAGAATCAACTGTGGATGACGAACTGATACGTCTTCACACAGACCACGAAGAAGGTTCTTGACACAGAGTTCCAGATCCTCTATAATAGATTCAGATTCAAGCGAGTGAGACTTGGTAGTCAGAGGGCACTTATAACGCCTTTCCGCCAGATTAGCGGCTTTGACCTGGTTCGAATCCAGGCACTCGTATTGTTATTCGTGATTTGCGAATAGCGAATGCCCGTTTGGCCCTCTGGTGAAGGCAATCTGCTCATAACAGATAGAAGGTCGGATCGTAACCGACAACGGGCATTTTTTAATAAAACTCATATAAATAAATAGGACTGTCCTATTATAAGTATGAGTTGTAAAAAGCAAGGTTTATTTGATAAACATCATATTGTCCCAAGATATATGGGTGGGACAGATAACTTTGATAATTTGGTTACAGTATCGAGGACTTGCCATACGATGTTTCATTATTGTAACTGGAATCTATGGAACAACAAAGAAGATTATATTGCGTATAAAGGATTGTCTTCTCAAATAACAAAACAAGATATAATTAAAGAGACTGCTAGTATTGCTGGTAAAAAATCTTACAAAAATGGAACTGGGTTATTTTCTCTAACAAAAGAAGAAAAGAAAAAAGCATCTTCAAAGGGAGGTAAAAAAGCAGGGAAATATATGTCACAATCTATGTGGATAAATGATGGAACACAAAATAGAAGAATATTAAAAATCGAAATATTACCTGATGGTTGGGTAGCAGGTAAAGTTAAAAAGAAAAAAAGAAAAAGATATGGAAGAAGTTGGGACGAATATATGGATACATTTAAAGAGGAATATCAAAGTAGAATTGAATACTTAAATGGAGTTGACTTGACAAAATGGGGTATTAAGACTAAAATTGCTAATGACTGGGGCATTTCAAGAACACAAGTAAATAGATTTCTTGAAAAACACTATTTACCAGCATAGGACACTCATCCAAGTGTCTCACTTGACTTCTCCAAGTCAAACCCTTATAATACTAAGGTCAACATTCAAAACAATGACTCTCACAGCAAAATTCAAGAAAGACGTTCAAACCCTTCGTGGTGCAGCAAATGGCGATTTCTACCTTGATGTAAAGAATCCAAAACTTTACAAAAAGGTTCGTCGATACTATGAAAACGAAGGTGTAGTATTTTCTGGTGATCCTTTGGATGATTATGAAATGCTTATGGAATATGTTCTTTCTGACCTTGAATCTGTCGAGGTTGCCTGAGTAAATAGTCACGGAGAGACTTTAAAAGTACTGGTCGTGAGCAAACCCCTTATGTCTAGATCTGATTTACTTCGGTGGATTGGAAACATTCTCCTCATAATAGGATATCAAATCATGTTATGGGGGGATTTCAAATACGGTTTAATGATAAAAGTTGTTGGAGGACTACTCACAATACCTTTTGCTATTAAACTTAAACTTTGGGATGTTCTATTTTTATGTGCATTCTTTGGTATTACCGAGATATCAAAGTTAACCCAACTTTTCTTAGTTTCTTAAAACTAAGTGGTGGAGCCTCAGAAAGGACCCTCTAGGGTTTATTGCTTCCTTTAAAGAGCAATTGGTGCGGATGGGGATCTCTCCTGCCTGGTTTCCAATTTCCAGTCAAAGAATTGGTGGCGAGACTGAGTTTACCTAGAGGAGTTGCATAAACTCCTCTTTTTTTGTATAATATATACTAAGAGAATTTTATTAATCTATGAGTGATTATAAAAAAACAGCACTTGTTCTTGGTGCTGGTGGCTTTATTGGAAGTCATATGGTAAAAAGACTGCGATCCGAAGGGTATTGGGTTCGTGGTGTAGACCTTAAGTATCCAGAATATTCAGATACTGAAGCAAATGAATTTATTGTTGGAGACCTGAGAGATGCTGCTTTTGTTGAGAGAGTAATTAACTTTAAAGGATACCTAGGTAATTTTTATCATTTTGTTCCTTCAAAGCATGTTGATACCTTTGATGAAATCTATCAGTTTGCTGCTGATATGGGTGGCGCAGGATTTGTATTCACTGGTGAGAATGATGCAGATATTATGCACAACTCTGCAACCATTAATCTGAATGTTCTTGAAGCGCAAAGACAATTAAATGATTTTAAAGGTGTAAACAAAACAAAAATTTTCTATTCTGGATCGGCATGTATGTATCCAGAATATAATCAACTAGATCCAGATAATCCCGATTGCCGTGAAGAATCCGCATATCCCGCAGCACCAGATTCTGAATATGGTTGGGAGAAACTGTTCTCAGAGCGGTTGTTTTTCGCTTATCATCGTAATTATGGGATCCCTGTTCGGGTTGCTAGGTATCATAATATCTTTGGACCAGAAGGAACCTGGGAAGGTGGACGAGAAAAAGCACCAGCAGCAATCTGTCGTAAAGTAGCATATCTGCAGAAGGAAGGTGGAACAGTTGAAGTATGGGGAGATGGTTTACAAACTCGTTCTTTCTTGTACATTGATGAATGTATTGAAGCAACACGAAGGATGATGGATTCTGAATTTATTGGACCAGTCAATATTGGTTCAGAAGAAATGGTTACTATCAATCAACTTGTAGATACTGCTGCTAAAGTTGCAGGTAAGGTTGTAGAAAAGAATCATATTGACGGACCTCTTGGAGTTCGTGGTCGTAATTCAAATAACGATCTTATTCGCGAAAAACTTGGTTGGGACTATTCTCAAACACTTGAAGAGGGAATTCATAAGACTTATAATTGGATTTCTGAACAAATTAACAAAAAACATATTGCACATCATCCTGTATAAAAATGGCAAAACTACAAAACGCAATTCACCTTCGTCCTACATTTGAAGACTTTGGTATTCAACATTATGTTGAAACTGGAACTGGTGGAATTTTAGATTCATATGGTCAGAATTCTCTCCTCCAAGTTTCACAACTTCAAAAATCTGATTTGACTATGCATTCGATTGAAATTCTTGATCGAATTTATAGCGAAGCGGTTGATTATTTCAAAGATAATTCAAAAGTTTGTATGCATCTTGGCAATAGCCACGATGAACTTCCTAAAGTTCTTGATGAACTTGATGAGAATCCTGCTCTATTTTTCCTTGATGCTCATTTTCCAGATTCATATCGTGATGAGTTTAATCGTGAAGTTATTCGTGATGATCCTGATTACATTAAAATTCCACTCGAAGGAGAACTTAGAATTCTATGCCAGAAACGTGATGTAAGTAAGGATATTATTGTTATTGATGATATTCGAATTTATAAAGAAGGTCCTTATCAAAATGGAAACTTTGAAAATAAAGCTCTCCATGGTGGAGAAAGTCTAGACTTTGTTTATGAACTTCTTGATGAAACGCATGTTATTGTTGAATCTTACTTGCAAGAAGGTTATTTGATTTGTTTTCCAATTAGTACCAAAGAAGATTCTCTTCGCAAATATATTGTTGGTGCATAATGAAATTACAGAATTGTAAATATACCTCTGCATCGGGTGGATGTGATCTTCTAGGACATCCAGAAATGAATGTCCTAGACTGTCTCTGGAATTGTGGATTTTATTCTAATCAGTTTCAGATTTTTTGTTCACTTCTAATTTTAATGAGACATGGGATTGTTCCTGATAAAATTGATTATTCAATGGGATTCAAACATTTTAAAAAAGATCCTAATCAGGACATTTATCCGTTATTTCATCAGATAGATAAGAATCAACCAGTAGACCTTTTTGCAGATATTGATATTCCTGATGCAAATAAGTTTCAAAAAAATCTTTACAATTTTGAAATTTACAATCAAATCACAAAGAGATTCTTTAATCCAAGTGATATTATTAATGATAGAAAAAAATATTTGCTAGAGAAGTATCAGATAGATACTTCAAAAACAATTTCAGTTTTGTATAGAGGAACTGATAAGGGAACCGAATTAAAACTTGCTAATCCAGAGCAGTATATGGTAGTTACTAAAAGTCTTCTTAGTCAAAATAGTGACTTTAAAGTTTTGCTTCAAACTGATCAAACTCAAGTGATTCATTATTTTCACGAAGAATTGAGAGATAGATTAGTTATATTTGAAGAGACTCCATCTACAACATCTAATCGTGTTATATGGAGTCTCATGGAGCAGAATGGTGCAGATTCAATTGATTGGTCTCAGTGGTTTGATGCTGCACTTAGGTGTGTTTCTGATTGTAAATATGTTGTAAATCATACTGGAAATGTTGGTATGTTTATGAATTTGTATAGAGGAAATTTGGAAGGAGTATATCAATTTAATGAAAGTGGAGATTTGGGATGAAAAACATAAACGCAGAAATAGAATACATTGAAAATTTACCATCCTTTAGTTGGCCAGCAGATTACTTTGAAAATGTTATTTCTTATGTAAAAAACGAAGGATTGTGGTTAGAATTTGGTGTTTGTTCTGGAAACACAATAAACATAATCTCTTCAAAAACGAAAAACACTGTTTATGGTTTTGATAGTTTTTTAGGTCTTCCTGAAGATTGGGGAGATCATCAACCAAAAGGAGCATATAGTAGAAATGGAAATCTTCCATCTATTAATAATAATGTAGAGTTAGTTGTAGGATTATTTCAAGATACTTTGGATGATTTTCTAAAAGAACATAAAGAACCAGTAGCATATTTGCACTTAGATGCGGATCTATATTCATCAACTAAATTTGTTCTAGACAAACTTAAAAAAAGAATTGTTTCTGGAACTGTTATTTCATTTGATGAAATTAGAAACTATCCAGAATATAGAGATCATGAAATTAAAGCATGGTTAGAATTTTCTAGTAAAACAAAAATATCATATGAATGGATTAGTAGAACTGATTATGAACAAGCCACATGTATAGTAAAATGAATAAAGTTTCTGATTTAGTTTTTCATCATCATACATCTTTAGGTGATAATTTTATTTGCAATGGAATTGTTCATAATTATGCAGAACAACTTTGCGAAAGACTCCATATTCCTTGTCATCATAGGTATTATGAAACTGTAAGTTGCCTTTATCAAGATTTTGAGAATATTATTGTGCATCCTTTTAATGATGACTGGGCAACTTTGGAGCAAGAAATGTTTCCTTGGGCACAAGAGAAAGGGTGGCCTGTAACAAGAATTGGATTTGAAAAAGTTTATTATCGCCGCCTTCAAAGAGAAAATTCCCCACCAGAATTTTTTGCTGTCAACTTTGATAGGCAATTTTATGAGCAAGCAGGAATTCTTTTTAAGGAAAGGTATGAAAAGTTTACCCTACCAAAACAAATCCCTGGAGTAGATGAAGTTTATGATAAGTTGACAGAAGGTGAAAATGATTATATCTTAGTGCATAAGAATTCCAGTGCAGAAGAAGATTATCCAATCGATCTTTGGACTTGGAGAAGAAATCAAATAGGTGCAATTCCTGATACTAAAATTATAAAAATTCAAATGGGACAGACAACGAATATGTTGTCATATATGAAACTCATTGAAAATGCAAAAGAGATTCATTGCATAAACAGTAGTTTCTTTTGTCTGGTTGATAGTGTTGCTAAGAGACTTAAACCAAAACTTTTTTACCATGATATTCGCATGAATAATATTACTCAAACAAATTGTGAAGCGAATGGTAATCGTTGGACTGTTGTTGATTATCCTTTTAAGAAATGAAAAAAATAGCAGTTTCTACTTGGTGTACTGATGATTATGCCGTACATTTAAGACCAGATAAGTTACAGAAACTTATTAATCACTTTCATCCGGAAATTGATTTTCATATTTTTGGTACAGAAGATACTAAAAATATAACTAAAGATCATCCTTGGATTGGCAAAGAAAATGTTAGATTTTCTGATTGGATGATGGTAGTTACATGTCTTCCTTTAGTTGAAGACTATGATATGGTTATTCATATAGACGCAGATTCTTTTTGTATCGGTAGTCTTGATCATGTTATTAATTCTGATGCTGAACTAATTGGTGTTAGGAATAATAATTTCTTTGGAAAAGCAGGTGCAGCACAACCATGCGTAAGTCCTTTTTATGAACCGTATGGTGATGGTGGAATGATTGGTGTTGATCAATTCCTTAATGCCGGATTCATCGCTTCAAATGATAAACAATTCTGGTATGAATGGAGAGACTTTAATAAGTTTGTTGCTGAGCAAAGTGATGGACAAACATTCACTTATAGACCTTGGCCATTAATTCGCAATGAACAAGATACTTGGAATCATATTTTCCATGCAAAAAATAAGTACACTACTGAAATTGTTGATAAAGAAGGTAGTGGTGTAACATATGGAATAGTTAATCAGTGGGGAGAAAAAGATCATTGTGAGAGTTGGAAAAATTTATATGTAAAAGATAATTCGGTTTACATTGATCATCCAATTACAGGAGAACCTTTGAGGACAAGTGTTCTTCATGCTGCTGGAGTTGGAACAATGGAAACTATTAAAGAATATGGTGACCATTATAACTGGTTGTATGGTATAATTAAACCAGAGGTAAAAGATTACATTCAAACAATTTTAGGAGAATAAAATGACTGTTATTTTGAAAACGATTAAAGATCTTAAAACATATGATCTTTCTAAATCTGAAAAATTTTTAGAGCATCATAATACACCGCACTCAAAAACAACTGCAATTCTTGAGCAATTTGAGAATGGATTCTATTCCTTTCTTGATGAAAATGAAGAAGTCGTAATGGTTGATCTTGGTGCAAACATCGGACTTTTCTCTCTCTATATGAGTTCTATCTGCAAAGAAGTTTATGCAGTTGAACCAACACCTTCTCATATTGAGATCATGAAAGATCTTTTTAAAAATCTTGGTGTAAAAAATATCTTTCCGCATCAAGTTGCAATTCACACAAAAAATGGTGAAGAAGAATTTCAATTAAACAGTAGTAACTCTACAATGAATTCTTTCCTTCGTCATGGTATTGATCCTGGTGGAACTGACAGTGTTATGGTTCCAACTACAACTCTTGCAGATTTTATTAAAAATAATGTGAAGAAAAGAGTTAATTTTGTTAAGATGGACATTGAAGGTTTTGAAAATGTGATCGTTCATGATCCATCATTTGAAGATGCAATCAAAGAGATTGATGCCATTTATGTTGAAGTTCATGACTTTGAAGGTGTTGGAAAGATGGAAGAGAACGTAAACAAAGTTATTGAACGACTTGAATCACTAGGCAAGAAAACCGTAAAACTTACTTATGATGGAGTTCTTGGTTATGACGGATGAAAAACTAGAACGTAGACTTCTTGATATTTGCTACAATAAAAAACTCCATCACTTGGGAAGTTATTTTTCTTGTTTACATCTCATTGATAAAATCTACGGTGAGATGCAAGATGATGATATTTTCATCCTCTCAAATGGACATGCTGTAGTTTCTCTCTATGTTGTTCTTGAAAAATATTTTGGATTTGATGCAGAAGAACTTCTTGAAAAATATGGAGAGCATCCAAAAAGAAATGAAGATGTAAAAATTCATTGCTCAACTGGAAGTCTTGGTATGGGATTAACAGTTGCTGTTGGAAGAGCACTAGCAAATCCTGATCGTAATGTTTATTGTATGATCTCTGATGGTGAGTGTGCAGAAGGATCTATTTGGGAAGCATTAAGGTTTGCATATGAAAAAAATGTTCACAATCTTAAGATTTATGTGAATGCAAATGGATGGGCTGCTTATGATGCTGTAGATTTAGATTACCTTGAGGATAGAATTAAAGCATTTAATCCTTATGTGAACTTTGTAAGAACTACAGTTGAGCATCATGGACTTGAAGGACTACATGCTCACTATACTAATTTTACAGAAGAACAATATAAATCTGCCTTGGAGGTTCTATGAGAAGGACATTTAGAGATCAATTAACTATTGAGATGAGAGAGAATCCTAAAATTTCTCTTTTAGTTGGTGATGTTGGATATGGATTGTTTGATGATCTTAGAAAAGAGTTTCCTCATAGAGTTATTAATCCTGGAGCATCTGAGCAATTGATGATCGGAATGGCAGTCGGAATGGCAATGGAAGAAATTATTCCAGTTGTTTACTCTATTACTCCTTTTGTTCTATATCGTCCATTTGAGTTTATTCGTAATTATGTAAATCACGAAAACATTCCAGTAAAACTTGTTGGAAGTGGAAGAAATGATGACTACGGTGTTTGTGGATTTTCTCATTATGCTTGCGAAGACATGCAAGTATTATCAATCTTTCCAAACATCAAAACTTTCATTCCAAATACAAAGAATGATGTGAATGTAAAAGAATTCTTATATAACTCTTCCCCATCTTATATGAATTTGAGTAGATGAATATTTTATTTACAGGACATAGAGGATTTCTTGGAAGAGAATTAATTCCATATCTTTCTGAAAATCATAATGTTTACTATCCAGAAATTGATTATACTAAGAAAGATCAGATTGATTTATTTCTGGGCGAAAAAAAAATTGATTTCATTCTTCATGCTGCTATCAAAGGTGGACGTAGAGTAAGGCAAGATATATCAGATGATTTCTACATCAATATGATGATGTTTGAAAATCTTGCTTCTCTAGAAATACCGATGATTAATTTTTGTAGTGGCGCTGCTTTTGGTAGACAAAAAGATATTTTTCTATCGGAAGAAATAAAAGTTGGTAATAGAATTCCTGAAGACTTTTATGGATTCGCTAAGTGTTTAATCACACAAAGATGTCGTCAATTAGAACATGTTTATAATCTGAGATTTTTTAATGTATTCGGACCAAAAACTCCTAACAATATGTTCACCACAGTCAACATAAAAAATTACATTCATAAAAGAGAGATTGTAATTTTTAAAGATAAGTTTATGGACTTCTTTGGAATTGAAGATACTAAAAAAGTTTTAGATCTTTACCTGAGTAATAATGATCTTCCAAAAGAAGTTAATCTGGTATATGAAAATAAAACAAAATTATCAGATGTTGCAAACTTAATCAATAATCTTTCTACTCATAAAGTTAATATTGATGTATTGGAAAGTGGAAATGATAATTCGTATTGTGGTTCTGGATTGATCTTAAAATCACTTGGATTAAATCTTAATGGGTTAGATAAAGAAATTAGAAATTGTTATGAAAATTTTTGTCAACGGAACATTTGATATTCTTCATCGTGGACATCTTGAACTTTTGAATTATGCAAAAAGTCTTGGTGACTATTTGTGTGTTGGTATTGATACTGATGATAGAGTAAAGGAAAAGAAGGGTCCAACAAGACCTATACATAATCAAGATGAAAGAAAATTTTTTCTAGAAAATTTAAAGGCAGTTGATGAGGTAAAACTTTTTTCTAGCGATGAGGAACTTGAGGGTTTGGTAAAATCTTTTAAACCTAATATAATGGTTGTTGGTTCTGACTGGAAAGATAAGTCTGTAATAGGCTCTTATTATGCTGCTGAATTAATATTCTTTGATAGGATAGGAGATTATGCCACAACAAAAACCATACAGGATATTATTGATCGGGGATAGTTGCGTCGATGAATACGTCTATGGAACTTGCGAGAGACTAAACCCAGAAGCACCTGTACCAATTCTTAAGTTTCATAGAAAAGAAAGTAAGAATGGAATGGCGTGGAATGTAAGAGACAATCTGCAAGCATTTGGTATGGAAGTTTATATGTTAACTAATAAAGAGAAGATTTATAAAACACGATATATTGATGAAAGGTATAATCATCAAATCTTGAGAGTAGATATTGAGGGTGTTTTATCTCCAATGGAATATGAAATACCAAATGAAAAATTTGATGCATTGGTTATTTCTGATTATGACAAGGGATTTGTCACGCAAAACAGATTATTTGAAATAGTTTTTAACTCTAGAATTCCTGTTTTTGTTGATAGTAAAAAAACAATCTTACCAGAATCAAATTGTTTTATTAAAATCAATGATAATGAATCAAAACTATTAAAAAGTAGGCACGACAATCTAATCGTAACAAGGGGTTCATGTGGGGCAGAATATAATGGTATAACTTATCCTGGAGAAAAGGTAAGTGTATTTGATGTTTGTGGGGCAGGAGATACCTTTTTATCTGCGTTAGTTTACTTTTATCTAGAGTATGGTACAATAGAAAGAGCAATACCTTACGCTAATAAAGCAGCTGCAATAGCAGTTCAAAACTTTGGGACTTATGTTTTAACTGGAGATGATATTGATGAAATACGTCATTGATATTGATGGAACTATTTGTGATAAAGATGAAGGTAAAACTTATTCATCTTCCTCGCCAAAAAGAGATAGAATAAAACTAATCAATCAACTTTATGATGAAGGTCATTATGTTGTATATCTTACCGCAAGAGGTATGGGTAGATATGATAATGATGCAAAACTAGCAGAAGCAGATTTGAGATATATAACAGAATTGCAACTCAAAGAATGGGGTTGTAAATATCATAAATTGTTTATGGGTAAACCTGCCGGTGATGTCTACATAGATGACAAAGGAATTAATGCAAATGACTTCTTCGGAAATTAAATTTGTCCCTAAAGGATGGGGATTTGAAAAGTGGATTGTAAACTCTGAAGAATACTGTGGAAAACTTCTTTATTTTGTAAAAGGAAAAAAATGCTCTTGGCATTTTCACAAACTTAAAGATGAAGTTTTCTATTTACAATCTGGGAAAATTTTGTTAAAATATTATGATGAAGATGATATTGCTTTAGCAAATGAACTAATCTTGAATAAAGGAGATAAGTTTCATGTTTATCGCGGATTAAGACATCAAATGATTGCTCTTGAAGATACTGAGCTTTTTGAATTTTCAACACAACATTTTGATGAAGATAGTTATCGTGTAATTAAAGGAGATTGAAATGAGTTTTGGGATTAAGTTAGTTGAGGGAATGCATCGTGGATTTCTCTCGAACTATCTTACTATTTTGACAAGTTTTAGAACACTTGAAAATAAAGGAGTAGATCTTAATCAAGTCTGCGTTTCTCCATCAATGTTTATGTTGTATGGAACTCCAGATCATTGGTTCGATCCTTCTCGCGTATCTGATGATGCCAGTAAAGTTTTTAATGCACAAGATGGATGGGATTGTGATTATCCTTGGGCATCTTTTAGGGATTTTGATTTGGATAAGTATCGTAAATACTTACCTTATAATGAAAGAATGCAATCAAAAATTGATAACATTCCTAGAGATAAGTATAAAAATGCCCTAGGTGTTCATTATCGTGGAACTGATGGAGTTGGGCATACAGAATTTGTTGCTATTGAAAAGTATATTAAGGTAACAGAAGAAGAATTTAATTCTGGCGGATATGATTGCATTTTTCTTACTACAGATCAGACTAATGTAATTGATGAATTTAAAAATTATTTTCCAAACATAATGATTCATCATTATGATCATCAGCGTACTATGAGTACTGCTGGTCTTCATTACTCTATTCAGGCAGAACCTAATAGTTCTGAAAGGATTCTTGCGGGCGATGAAGTTTTGATTGATGCAACTACGCTATCAATGTGTAAAACTATCATTGGCAAGTCTTCGAATATTACCAACTATGCACGTATTTTGAGTCCTTATGTTGAAATTCTTTATCAAGATTTGAATACTAGTAATGATCATGGAGATCATGCAGATCTTAATAGTAGAGGTTATCTGGAAAGATTTCCTCAAATTAGAGTAAAAGATATTCAACCATTTATTTTTAACTGGAATCGTCAGTTTGAAAAAACTTGTGCTATTGAGGATGCACTGAAAGAAGTATTTGATGAAGTTACAGTCATCAACAGCGACGATAACAATACTAGAGAGGGTTGGATTGACCTTGGAGATTCTGCTTACTTTACTTCTCAATTTACTAAGGCACTAGAACTTTTTAAAGATAATAAAAAAGTTCTTCTTCATATTCAAGGAGATACTGAATATGATAATTGGAAACAACTCGTTGATGATGCAAGAAAGTATTATAATCTTTATGAGTGGGGTGTTTATGCTCCAGATGTAACTAATGTTTGGTATACTCCAGACCAAACTGATATTGATGGATTGCAATCAGAAGATCCTAATATTAAAATGGTTGCTTGTACTGATGAAACTGTATGGTTTATTCATAGAGATATTATTTCTGATTTTTATAATAGAAATCTTTCTGAAGTTATGACACCAGAAACAATGAAAATGGGATGGGGTTGGGATCTTGTAATGAATGCAATTTCTTTTATTATGCAGAGACCCGTAATTAGAGATTATGGTCATCAAATTCAACATGCGCAGGGAACCAACTATAATAAAGAAACTGCAGGTCAAGAAATGGCAAATCTATGGAACAGTCTTCCTAGTGACCTAAAAGAATGTATTGCCTATATTAAAGGGGATAGAGAAAAAATCGTTAAGTATTTTGAGTGATGGACAAAAACAAATCAGTATTCAAACTCAAAGGTCTTCCGCAGATCTATTGGTTAAATCTAGATGCAGATACTCATCGTCGTGAGTATATGGAATCTCAATTTAAATATTGGGAGATTGAAAATCATACACGTATTTCTGGATATGATGGGAGAGTTGATGATGTATCTTCCCATTTGAAAGGAAGAATTCCTGATAATGTATCTCAAAATGAATTGGGATGTTGTATGTCTCATCTTAAAGCAATTCGCCATTTTTATGAAAATACAAACGATGAGTATTGTTTGATTCTGGAAGATGATGTAAACCTTGACATTGCCAAATACTGGAACTTCACTTGGAAAGAGTTTTTCTCACTTCTTCCATATGATTGGGACTGTGTGCAGCTTACTACTATTTGCACGGGAGATATTCATGTTAAATTGCATTTAAAGTTTATCAATGATTTTTCTGCAGCAATCTACTTAATCAGTAGACATCATGCTGCAAAACTTATGAAACATCATATACGTGGTGAAAAATATAAACTTGATAACGGGGTAAAACCAAGGGCAGTTTCTGAAGATACTATTTTGGAGACTGGAAAAACGTATACGATTCCGTTGTTTTTATATAACTTAGATATGGGGTCTGCCATTCATACAGATCATCTTAGTATCTTTCATAAAGGTCCTCACGATGCACTACTAAACTGGTGGCAACAGTCTGGTGCAGGTGTTGATATTAGAGAGTATATGAATTATGATCCATATTTGGGTCGAATAACTGAAAACTCTTCTACTCAATCTCAAAACGCTTGACACTCTTTTAGTTTCCCTCTATACTAAATAAGTACTTAAGAATTCTGTTGTAATTCTTAATCTTTGTCCTATAGTACAAACAAAAACAAATCTATGAAATTCTTTCAACAACTGATGCTTGCACCTGTTGCTCTGGGAATGGTTGCTCCTGCTGCGACTGCGGCAGACCTTAATATGAATGGGGTCAACCAATATTCCGCCGATCAGGTTACAAGCGTCACTCAATTTTCTGATGTACGTCCTACTGATTGGGCATATCAGGCACTCAGCAACCTCGTAGAGCGTTATGGTTGCGTTGCTGGTTACCCTAACGGAACCTTTGGTGGTGGTAAAGCGATGACTCGTTATGAGGCAGCAGCACTTCTGAATGCTTGCCTTGATCGTGTGACTGAAGTTACCGATGAACTGAAGCGTCTTCAGGTAGAATTTGCACAAGAACTTGCTGTTCTTCGTGGTCGTGTAGATAAACTGGAAGCACAAGTTACTACTCTTGAAGCACAACAGTTCTCCACTACAACCAAACTGCGTGGTGAAGCAAACTTTGTAATTGGTAATGTAGATAATTATCAAACTAAGGCTGGTGATGTAACTCACGCCGCATTCAACTATGATCTGCGTCTGAACCTGGACACTTCGTTCACTGGTAAGGATCTGCTTCGCACTCGTCTGCGTTCTTCCAACTTCAGTGCAGATCCTTTTGGTTCCAGTTCATCTATCTTTAAACTGGATAAGGCAGACAACACTACAGGTGAGAATGGTAACAATGTAGTTATCGATCGTCTGTACTATCAGTTCCCTGCGTTCAATAACACCACCACATTTACTGCTGGTGCTCTAGTTCGTAACACTGAAATTGCTTGGCTGCCTACTGCTTATAGTTCCAAGATCCTTGACTTCTTCCAAGTTGCTGGTGCTCCTGGTGTTTATAACAAAGCAGTTGGTTCTGGTTTCGGTGTCCAGTATGGTAACAAGGGTCTTGTTGCTGGTGTAAACTATGTTGCCCAAAATGGTAGCGATAGTGCTACTGGTGAATTTGACCGCTCTGGTGCTCTGAACACTCTGGCACAGATCGGTTATCGTGGTGACAACTATGGTATCGCATTTGGTTATCGTTATGGTACTGAAGGCACCCGTGTTCGCACCTACAACGGTCTGAATGGTGCTTCAGGTACTCTGGTTCCTGGTCAAACCTCTAACGGTTATGCGATCAACGCTTACTGGCAGCCCACTCAATCTGGTTGGGTTCCCTCCATCTCTGGTGGTTACGGTTGGAACACTGTAAGTGGCACTCCTAGTGCTGCTACCAACAGTCAATCTTGGTTTGCTGGTCTTCAGTGGGAAGATGTGTTTGTTGATGGAAACACTGCTGGTGTTGCTATCGGTCAAGCTCCTACTGGTTCTAACCTTGAGAAGTCCACGATGCTTGAGATCTTCTACAAGTATCAAGTGTCTGATAACATCAGCGTCACTCCTGCTATCATCTATGGTAGTGACAATCAGCGTCTTGCTGGTAACTCCTCAAATTGGGGAGGAATTTTACAAACAACCTTTAAGTTCTAAGGTATAAATAATAATGCCTTAATTGGTTCGCATCTTTAAGGTAGAGATTGGAGGGCAGAAATGCCCTCTTTTCTTTTATAAATAGTATTGCGAACCAATTTAAGAGCAGATGAAAAACACTAATATGTTTTATACTTACGCATACTTGCGTGAAGATGGAACTCCTTACTATATTGGTAAAGGAGTTAAAGGTAGAATTTACTCTTCTAATAGAAAAATAAAAAAACCAAAAGATAAATCTAAAATTATATTTCTTAAACAAAATCTGACAGAAGAGGAAGCATTCAATCACGAAGAGTATATGATTTCAGTTCTTGGTAGAAAAGATTTAGGAACTGGAATGTTGAGAAATAGGACTAATGGTGGTGAGGGTGCTTCTGGCTCTTTGAAAAGTGAAGAATTCAAAAGAAGACATAGTGAAAGAATGAAAGGGAAAAATAATCCTAGTTATGGTAGGAAACAATCAGAGGAACATAGAAGAAAAAATAGTGAGGCAAATAGAGGAGAAAATAATCATTTTTATGGTAAATCTCATTCGGAAGAAACCAAGAAAAAAATTAGTATGAAGAAGAAAGGAAAACCACTTTCTACAGAGACCAAAAGAAAATTAAGTGAGATACATAAGGGAAAATGTGGAGAAAATCATTCTCATTATGGAAAGAAGTGGTGGAACGACGGTAAAGGTAATACTACACTATCACTAGATTGTCCTGGTGAAAATTGGGTTCTTGGTAGATAACTTACTTTAATAAATAACTAAAAAGTATTTGTAAGATGGACGCACAAGAACTTCGCAATCTTCAAGAAGCATATATGGAAGTTGTTGAAAATCAGCAACTTGATGAAGCATCTGGTGGTATTATTGGTGGGAAAACTTTTCCTTCTAAAAATGTTCCTGAAAAATCAAAATCAAATAAACCATCAAAGATTGGAAGAGGTATAAGAAAATCAATACAATCTGCTTCTTTTGGATTTAGTCAGGAAAACCCGAAAGATATTGTTTCCAGACATAAAAAATATAGTGATAAAGAACTTGATACAGTTTCCAGAGGAAAGGACGAACCAAAACCAGGAAAAGGAAGAAGTAGAAGTGCTAGGGAGTTTCAGTTGAAGGTTATTGAAAGGGAGAAAAGAAGGAGACAAAAAGCAAACGAAGAAGTAGATATTTACGACATCATCCTCTCACACTTACTTGATGAAGGGTATGCTGAAACCCCAGAAGCAGCAGAAGCAATTATGGTGAATATGAGTGAAGAGTGGAGAGATAGTATTATCGGATGATAAGTTAGCAAAACCGAATAAAACCTTAAGGGATGCTTGACACCCTTTTCTTTTTCCTATATAATTGTGTAACAATTCGTAATAAAACAAAAATGACTATAACTAAAAATGAGTTCGGGCAAATGAATATGTTTGCTAAAGAACCATCGATGTATATGACCAAGGAAGACCTTGATCGTTATGGCATCGAACCTTATGCCGAGAAGGCGGAGAAAATGAATGGACGCACTGCAATGGTCGGGTTTATTGCTGGTCTTATTTCTTATGCTTTCACTGGCAAACTCTTTTTCGGGGTCTTCTGAGGGTTGACAATGACTTCACTCTTGTTTACAATGACCTCAGTTGCCTTCTTCGTTTTGTTGGCAGCATCTGTAGAAAAACTTTGTGAGACTTACTAATGACCGTTTTTAATGTCACTCTTCAATCTCCTGATGGAACTGAAACCACTATCGAATGTGCTGATGACCAATACATTCTCGAAGCAGCAGAAGAGGCAGGCGTTGACCTTCCTTCATCGTGTAAGGCAGGCGCTTGTTCCGCTTGTGCAGGCAAACTCATCTCTGGCACCGTTGACAACGAAGAACAATCGTTCCTTGATGACGATCAACAAGCAGAAGGTTGGGTTCTCACTTGCGTTGCTTATCCCACAAGTGATTGTGTAATTCTTACTGAACAGGAAGAGAATCTGTGATTGGTAACCTTGAACCAGAGGAGAACGTTATGAGCAATCCTGGAATGCTAGGACAATTTGCTATTGCTCTACAAGAACTTGGATGGGATAAAGACGATGATGTCTCAGTTGAAATTGGTGGAGTAGCGGTCACAGGAACTGCTACTAGTCCAAATGCAAACCCAAAATGGGCAAAACCATTTGGAACAGTGTCCTATCAAAACGATGCCTTCATCGTAATTAAAAACAAATCAAGGAATCCAGTTGTTCCTTCACAACCAAATCCTGAACTCAAACAACAACACCCTTATAATGGAACACTCTCTAGTTGAATTGCTGACTTACTATGTGATTGTTGCTGCTCTCTTTATTGGAGCACCAGCAGTATTCTTCACAATTGTCTTTATGCCTGCACTTATGAATACTAAGGGTGCAGTTGTTGGTTACAAAATTCACCGTGATTATGGTGAAACATCTATCTATTCTAAAGTAAACTAAAGGAGAAAAACAATGAACGAACGCGCAGAACGTATTAATGGTTGGGCAGCAATGATCGGTATTGTTGCCGCAATGGGTTCCTATGCCCTCACCGGACAGATTATTCCGGGTATTTGGTGAATTGATGTTTAATATTTTTAAGAAAAAGAAAAATATTATGGAGGTTAAAATGCGTAAAGAACAATATGAAGTTCCCCAAGTTGAATTTGTATTTCGTGAGAATGGGGAATTTGTAACTCGTACTACTTCAGAACTCTTCGATGGAAAGCGTGTGGTCTTGTTTAGTCTGCCTGGTGCTTTCACTCCTACTTGCAGTGCCTATCAGCTTCCTGGATTCGAAGAGAGATACGACGACTTTATTGGTAGTGGCATCGACGCTATTTACTGCATCTCTGTTAATGATGGGTTTGTAATGAATGCTTGGCAACAAGATCAGAACATCAAGAATGTACAACTCATTCCAGACGGCAATGCATATTTCACACGTTCTATGGGTATGCTCGTCAATAAGTCTAACCTTGGTTTCGGTGATCGCTCTTGGCGTTATGCTATGGTCGTGGATAACGGAATCATTGAAAAACTATTCGTTGAGGCAGGTCAGCGAGACAATGCAGACAGTGACCCTTACGAAGCAACTACTCCAGAGAATGTTCTGGACTATGTAAAATCTACAGTGCGAGAAACTGCAACTGTTTGAAGAATACTCAAAGCGCCCCAAAAGGGCGCTTTTTTAATAAATAGAATATCGAATGGATAAGGACAATGAGAGTAGATCTTCATAACTTTTTTCAGTATTATGATCCAAAGAATCCTAAACATGTTGCAGCAGTCGAACAACTAGAAGTTGACTTAAAGGATTCTCCTCTACTTGACGATAGTTCTAATTGGGTCAAAATTTATAGAACAAAACCAACTGTTCCGGGAGTCCTACCCGTTCCTTTTTATCCACAGACAGATAATTATAGAGATGCGCAAAGAACCTGCAATTCATCTGCTTGTGCAATGTGCCTAGAGTATTTCAAACCAGGCACTCTCCAAGGAGCAAAGGGTGATGATACCTATATTCAAAAAGTATTTGCAATTGGTGATACAACTGATCACACCGTACAGACAAAAGTTCTGGAAGGTTATGGTATTAAGTCACGATTTAGTTACAATCTTGGGTTTGCTGATCTTGATCGTGAGTTATCCGCTGGGAGACCTGTTGTTATTGGTATCCTTCACAGGGGCACTCTATCTGCACCTACTGGTGGGCACATGGTTGTAGTGATTGGGAAGAGAGGTGAGGATTATGTTGTGAACGATCCTTACGGTTCTCTGAATGATGGATATACTGGACCAGTCACAAACGGTAAAGGTGCGGTGTATAAGAAATCTGATCTGAACTTCCGTTGGTTAGAAAAAGGTAAAGATAAGACTGGTTGGGGGCGTATTTTTGACGCAAAAAAGTAGAAAGTTCTACTCCTGATTCGAGTAAAAGTGATATATCCATAAAAGGAGTAGAACTTATAAAAGAATTTGAAGGATGTCACTTAAATGCTTATCCAGACCCTTTAACAAAAGGACCACCGATTACAATTGGTTGGGGAAGCACTAGAGACTTTGACGGAACGCCATTTAAAATAGGTAGAGTGATTACTCAAAAGTATGCAGACACTCTACTTGAGTTTGATTTAAAGAATAGATTTTTACCATCACTTCAAAGAATACCTTACTGGAATGAAATGAATGAAAATCAACAAGGAGCTCTTCTATCTTTTGCTTATAATCTTGGTGCTGGTTTTTACGGGTCTTCCAATTTTAATACCATAACCAGAGTTCTTAAGAATAAAGAGTGGTCTAAAGTTCCTGATGCTTTATATCTTTACCGCAATCCTGGAACAAGTGTGGAAGCGGGTTTGAAAAGAAGAAGAGTTGCAGAAGGTAAACTCTGGTCTTCTTAATCATCCATCTTTGCTTTTAATCCAAGCAACGCAGTAAACAAAGTAAACAACGCACTATATCCTTTGTCTATAGAGTTTTCGCACTTTATAGATGGGGGATTTTTTAATTCTCCTTTTGCATTGGCACTTTCAATAGATCCAGGGATCATAAAGTTGCAGTTGGTAAATGTAATACCAACATACCCTACAGTGCAAACTACAATAATAATGATTAATTTGTCTAGTATTTTCATCTTCCTTCTTGTTTATGAATCCAAGTTTTTAACTCATGTAAATATTGCCTGAGTTGATCTGCTTTCTGAAGATGCCACAAATCACCACTCTTGAAATACTCTTGAGTGTGATTGTCTATTGCTTTTAAAATATTATGGATGGGAGCGTTCCAAGGTTCACGCTTTGGTGTATTCCACTCTCGTGGCATATGCCCTCACTTTTTCTTGCCACCGTTTTTTGCTTTTTTCGCAGTTGCATTGCCTTGATTTTGCTTGGGTTGCTTGCCACCAGCAGAACCCTTCTTACCTTTGTTTGCAGACTTTGCCACTGCACCGTCCCAGATGATACAATGATATTTAGGGAAAACGGTTCTTATTTATACTGTGCCACCTGAGCAATTGGACCTATTGACAGCGTTTCCTAACGGTGCTATGATAAATAGGTAAACAAATGTTACGAGTCTCTCATAACTCTTAACATTGTTAAACACCCATTAACCGAGACCTATGGGGTGTATAAATTACGTCTCTCATATCTTCTCTAGGGGTGAGAAGAAATATTGAACCCTGTTCGTCCCCACGAACTCTTACTTAACCCTTTTTCAAATATGACTGCTTCAATCGCTTCACGCCGTTCTGGCGAAAACCTCTGGGAACAATTCTGTTCCTGGGTAACTTCAACCGATAATAGACTGTATGTTGGTTGGTTCGGAGTCCTTATGATTCCTTGCCTTCTTGCTGCTACAACTTGTTTTATTATCGCTTTCATCGGTGCTCCCCCTGTAGACATAGACGGTATCCGTGAACCCGTTGCTGGTTCACTAATGTATGGAAACAACATCATCTCTGGTGCTGTTATTCCAAGTTCTAATGCCATTGGATTGCATTTTTACAGCATCTGGGATGCTGCTTCTCTTGATGAGTGGCTTTATAAATAATATTGGGTCACTTTAAATCGGGTGAACTGCTGGAAAGCTAAGTTCTTTATGAAACACAAACATCACCTTACTCCAAAATATCTTGGTGGTTCTAACGAATCCCAAAATCTTGTAGAAGTTTCTACAACTCAACACGCTATGTTTCATTATTGTAACTGGCGTCTTTGGGGAAACGAAGAAGATAAGATTGCTTGGAAAGCACTTGCAGGATACTCTAAAAAAGAGGAAATAATTCATCAAGTTATTTCTCTTGCAGGTAAAAGAGGTGGTAAGGTTGCAAAAGAAAGCGGACAACTTCGGTCTGCTGCTCTTAAACAACCAAGAAGTGTAAGGCAAAAGATTGGTAAAAATCTTATCAACTATGCCTACAAAAATCCAAAGAATGCAACACAAGAAACTCTTACTAATAGAAAATACAGTAAAGTATTTCACATTTATGAAAAACTAACTGAAAGGACTATTGGTAATCATCTTGGGGATGTAGTTTTTAATCCAGAAGAAGATAAAACACTCAAAACTGTTTGTTCTATTATTCTGGAAAAATATGGGGTAAAAGTTTATCCTTCACATCTTAATAGTGTTGCTAATGGAAATAGACTTTTAACAAGTGGTATTTCTTGTAGTTGGATTTTAGAGAATATGCCAATCAGCATCCAAGCCACAGACGATACTTCTGTGGAAGGTTCAGAGACTACTGGGTTCAACAAGCGTGTTGAGTAATACCAGATTAGCGCCCGACATCTTATAAAAAATAAGATGAAGATATAGTCCAGTCCATATGGAAACATATGGTTCCCCCGACTGCTATAATGGGGGTCCTTTCCAACTTGTTGTCTTCCACTTCCTCATCGGCATCTACTGCTATATGGGTCGTGAATGGGAACTCTCTTACCGTCTAGGTATGCGCCCTTGGATTATGGTTGCTTATAGCGCACCTGTTGCTGCTGCGAGTGCTGTATTCCTGGTCTATCCTTTCGGTCAAGGTTCTTTCTCTGATGCGATGCCTCTTGGTATCTCTGGTACATTCAACTACATGCTTGTATTCCAGGCAGAGCACAACATCCTGATGCACCCCTTCCACATGCTTGGAGTTGCTGGTGTCTTCGGTGGTTCTCTTTTCTCTGCTATGCACGGATCTCTTGTCACCTCTAGTCTTGTACGTGAGACTACAGAAAATGAGTCACAGAACTACGGATACAAGTTCGGACAAGAAGAAGAAACCTACAACATTGTAGCTGCTCATGGTTATTTTGGTCGCCTTATCTTCCAATATGCTTCCTTCAATAACTCACGTTCACTTCACTTCTTCCTTGCTGCTTGGCCCGTTGTAGGCATCTGGTTCACTGCTCTTGGTGTTTCTACAATGGCTTTTAACCTCAATCGTCGGGGTCCCGTCTTAGCAATTTGACGGTAAACATCGGGTGAACTGCTGGAAGCCCTCCATAAATGGGTAATCAGCATCCAAGTCCAAAGTACACTTTGGAAAGGTTCAGAGACTACCTGAGGAGTTCAGTCTCCTTAATAACAGGAATAAGTGCCCGACATCCTAAATGGATGAAGATATAGTCCACTCCTTAAAGATGGTAAATTTAAGGGTTCAGTGCAACGGTTTTAATTTCAATCAGTCCATCATTGACTCACAAGGTCGTGTCCTTAATACTTGGGCAGATGTACTGAATCGTGCAGGTCTCGGAATGGAGGTCATGCATGAACGGAACGCTAGATTTGTTGGTGTTCTTGCTTAGGAATAAGCATTAGTAAAATCGGGTTAAACGGGGAAACTCTCTATGAGACAATCCCGTACCAAGTCAGAAAGGGTTTAAGTTTTCTGAAAGGTCTAACGACTAGATGGTGAGTCCCAACAATAATCCATCCACGAATGCCCGACATCCAGAACGGATGAAGAGATAGTCTGAACTTACTAGTGATAGTAAGAAGTAGAGGATAAAGAACCACTACGATAACAAAATTGCACAACTTCCCACTTGACCTTGCCGCAGCAGAAGCAACACCAGTTGCTCTTACTGCTCCCGCAATCGGTTGATATAATGAGAGACCCTTTACGGGTCTCTTTTTTTATGCTATAATGGAGTTTAAGATTTTATAAATAGTTAAAAGATTAAACACCATAATGAGAACCACGAAGATTTGTAGAACCTGCACACAAGAACTTCCTATCTCTGATTTTAGAGAAGGTCGTAGAAGATGTATTAGGTGTGAAGAAAAAACCTATGCAGAAAATTGGGCAAGTAAAACTCACATTACTTGCAACAAGTGTGGTTTAGAAAAACTTATTTCTGAATATTATAAAGGTCATAAGAGGTGTAAGGATTGTTACAGTAAAGACTATAAAGACAAAAAACCTTCTTATGATGATAAGAAAGACTATATGTTAAAGTATACTTATGGGCAGGATTTTGGATTAACTGAATATCAAAATCTTTTGCAGGAACAGAATGAAGTATGTGCTATTTGTTTAAATCCAAATACTAATGGTAGGAAGGATAGTAATAATCTTTATGTAGACCACGATCATAATACTGGAAAGGTTCGTGGATTGTTGTGTAGTAACTGCAATAGAATGCTTGGACTAGTAGGAGATAATATCGGCACACTAACTAATGCAGTTAAATACTTACAAAAGCACCAATAATATGTCTCATAATAATCAACATCATCCTATGGAACCCTGGGTCATTTGGGCAGGTGTAGCTATGATGGTATTCACAGTTCTTGTGTTTGTTTTATTCACTCTTGGGCAGATTTATTGGGGATGAGAATTAATACTCATTGACCTCTTTGTTAACATATGTTAACATAAATATGAGAAATCACTAGGAGGTTATGACTTCTTCAACACTTTCGCAACCTATTTCACAACGAGGATGGTTTGATGTCCTGGATGACTGGCTTAAACGAGATCGCTTTGTATTTGTGGGTTGGTCTGGACTATTACTTTTTCCCACTGCTTATCTTGC